GCAATAGATTGCGCCAAAAACATTGATATGAGTTGTAGTATTGTGCTAAGTATTCCGCTTAGGAATCCTTGGAATCCAGATTCAGCTAATCCTAAAGCTCCGATAGCAGCTTCTCCAAAATTATAAAAAGCGTTGGCAACCTCTCCACCTACCATATCTCCAAGCTCTCTCATTCGCTCATTTTTGGCAGCTAGGTTTTCTAATGCCACTGCGGTTTGATCCGCCTGGTTTTGCATAGCTAATAAACCGCTTAAAGCATCATTTATCTCTCCTGGATCTGGCGCATTAATACCACCTATTCCCTCTGTTTGAACTTGCTGAGCGCCTACTGCTATATCACCTTGAGCAAATTCCCCTGTAGCATAATCAAAATCACCAGTTTTAACTGATAATGTTATAGCTGAAACACTTTGCACTTTTTGAAGTGATTTAGTTAATTCCTCTGTTTTATTAGTAGCTACATCTAATGGCTTATTTAGATTTTCTAAAGATGCTTTCAATTCAGCATTTGCTTTAGCAGCAGCCTCAGCATCTTTTTTCTTTTGTGCTAATGCTTTAGCAGCATCCTCAGCCTGTAGCGCTGCAAATTTTAATGGATTACCTAATGATTTAAGTATATTAAAAAATGTTTTTGTTCTAGTTACAGCTGGCTCTAATCTATGTAAATACTCGACAAATCCAGCTATTAATGTAACTACAGCAGCAGCTATAGCACCAACAGGGTTAGCTAACATAGATACAGTAAGCGTTTTAAATGCGCTAGTTGCCTTAATTAATATTGGTATGGCGGTTGCAAATCCAGAGGCTACTAAACCTATTCCAGAGGACATTGTGCCTAGCACTACTAATAATGGACCAGCAGCAGCTACTAAACCAGTTACAATAATAATAACTTTCTTAGTTTGCGGCTCTAATTGCTTAAATCTAGCTGTTAAGTTTTGAATAAATTTTATAAAATCCTGTGCTAGTGTTTTTATATCTAGCGCTTTAAATATTTCATTACCTAACTCAGCGAAAGCTATATTTAAATTATCTTTTACAGTTGATGCTATACCAGAAATTGTTTGGGATAGTTGAGCCATACCCCCCTCAAATTTACCTCCCTCTGATGTAGCTTGCTGAAATGCTTTTATTAATACAGGAAAGGTTACAGCACCCTCAGAAACTAATTCTTTAATTTCAGATTTTGCAACTCCCATAGAGTTTGAAAGCATATCAATAATTGGTACGCCATTATTAATAAGCTGCAATAAATCCTGTCCCATTAACCTACCAGCAGCAGCTACTTGACCAAAGGCTACTGAAATACCCTGTAAATCGCCTCCAGATACAGCTGCTATATCGCCAATCATTTGTAGGTGATTATACGCATCCTCAGCGCTAACACCAAATCCCATTAAAGTATTATTAGCTTTCACAAGCTCATCTAACTGAAATGGAGTACCAGCTGAAAATTTTACTAATCTCTCAAATGCTTTAGCACCTTCTTCAGCGCTACCAGTTAAAACATTTAATTGTGTTTTTAATTTTTCAAAATTAGCCGCTGATTTCAAAGCTATGCCTCCAGCGATTCCTAGAGGTAGCGTTAATCTAGTGGAAAGTTTTTTACCTACATTAGAAACTGTAGATCCAAATGATTGCAATCTACCAGATGCTGTATTTAATGCTCTTGTTAGCTTACTAGCATCTCCAATTATATTTACTTTTAATTTTTGCTCTGCCATAGTACAAAAATACTAAAAAAAAAGGCGTTACAATTTAACGCCAGCCGCTTTAGCTTTCTCTTTAAATGATTCGTAATCCTCTCTAGTGCCTTTGGGTTTTTGCGCCTTATTAAATTTATCCTGTGGTAGTGGAAATAGTTTCTCTGGTTTTATCATGTGCTGGCGCTTTTGGCAGTTTACATTGTGCAGCATAGTAGCTACATATCTAATCCGCTCCCATTCTAGGTTTTGCTTTATCATGTAGGATTCGCCCAGGAGTTGATTCTCTCTCCAGGTGTAATTCCAAAACTTATCTGGATCTATGCCAGCTTGCCCTATATAATAATCCTCAATATCATCCCAAGTGAGGGAGCTGGCTACTTCTTTCCCTGGGTATTGGCTACAGTTTTAGCCTGGCGATCTATTCCCATATTTAGATCATTGCCTAAAATACGAGATTCCATCATAGCTGAGATCATTTTTTCTAGCTCCTCCTGTCCTAGATCCTCAAGCCAAGCGCCTACCTTAAATTGGTTATAATCTATTTCATTACCCTCCTCCTGGTCGTATGCTAGCATAGCACTATAAACCAAAGCTCTGATAGCTGAAATAGAAACGCCACCAGAAAATAGATCACCTATTTTATCTAGTGGCACATTCATAATCTCTGTAAAATTTGCCCAGAAATTCATACTAAAGTGTAGCGTAACATTACGCCCACCTAGTTTAGTGGTATAATACCCTCTCCTCTTGTTTGCCATTATGTAGTAACTTTATGTTATGCGTTTGTGCTTTTTGTGATAGCGCCTGTTAATGTAATTGAACCGCTGTAGCTTACTGGTGATTCCATCTCAGCGCTCATTTCTACACTAGAAAGGAATCCCTCAGCAGTATAAATAGCATCGCCTGTAACCTCTGTACCAAAAACGCAAGTTAATTGAGTTCTAGCTAGTAAGTAATCAGCTAATTCAATAGCATTAGCAGTATCATCATAAGCTACTAACCCATCAAAAGAAAGCTCTCCACTCATTACTCCAGCGATTACCTCTTGGAATCCGCTACTATCTTTAGTAGTGGCTTCTGGCAAATCATTATTTAGAGTTAATGAACAGCTAGTAGTGTGACCTAAAGCTGTGTCCTCGATCTTTAATATTAGGTTAGTTCCGTTGAATACTCCTGTTGTAGCCATTAGTTTTAAATTTTATACAAATATAGTTATTTTATTATTTATGTTATGTAGTGTAAGTACCACCGATTTTATAAACCAAAACTGTATCACTGCCCTCTGTATAAACATCTGGGGAGTTAGTTGTAGTGCCAGAATAGGATGCTGTTGGCATTCTTAGAATACAAACTCCAGAACCGCCATTACCAGCTGCTAAATGTTGGCTCGTATATCCATATCCTCCACCACCGCCACCAGTATTTGGAGTACCATTTTCTGGGTTAGATTCAGAGTTACCATCACCTCCTCCACCATATCCTCCTGTTCCGTAGGCATTACCAGAAATTCCCTCCTCACCAGCTCCTCCACCACCAGCAAAATAAAGAGATGAACTCACTAACTCTCCTACAGAGGATGTAGTCGCATTTGATGTAGATATAATTGTAGTAATTGCTCCAATTCCACCAGAGCCTCCTCCAGAACTTGAACCATCTGTACCAGCAGCACCAGCTCCACCTCCACCACCCCCAGCATAAGGACCTCCAGACTCAAAATACCCAGCGCCTCCAGCATAACCTTGCCCAGAAACTCCAGTACCTCCACTCGAATTATATTTACCACCCCCACCAGATCCACCATTTCCATCTCCACTAGTGGTGCCATCAGCTATACCAGCACCACCTGCTAAAGCTCTAATAGTAGTTATTGCGCTAGAGGATATAGTTGAATCGGTACCTTTTGTAGATGAATATGAACTTACTGATGTGGCGGCTCCACCTCCACCTATTGATATTGTTAATGTTTCCCCTATTGCTATAGATGAAATCGTAGATTCTAACAAACCTCCAGCACCGCCACCACCTCCATCATTATTACCACCAGATCCGCCTCCAGCAACTAATAAATAATCTATATCATAAGGTCCGGCCGCAGCAGCAGCTCCACCGCCAGCCTCAGTAGTAACTAACCAGCCTTTAGTAGCGCCAGAATATAATAGCCTAGCGGTTTGGTTATTGGTAGAAAGTACTAAATCATCAGTAGCGCCTCTAAGGTTTAGCGTTCCAGGATCTAGTGTAATATTATTTGTGCCAGCGTTTGAGGCGTAATCTACTATGATAATCTCATCCCCAGCACTAGGCGTATCTGGTAGAGTTACAGTTACAGCTGCTGATGAGGTATCTACTAAATAACCCTCTCCACTTACAGCTGTAAATGCAGAAGTTTTAGCAGTAAGTTGCCAGTTAATTAACCCTCCAGAGTCTAAGTAGTCATATGTTGCCTTTGTAAACGCCATTGTAATATTTTAAAAATTATTATTCAGTAACTAAATCCCAGCTAGTAGTATCCTCATTCCAGGTGTACATTTCACCATCATCTGGATACTCTACAGGAGCCGCCCATAAACAGCTAGTTTCATTTAAAACCCAGCTATCAAATGGTTTTGGCGGAATAAAAGCATCTCGGCTATGATCATAGGTGTAACCTATTCCAGCATAGTTTTTTCTAAATGCTTTTGATTGATCCGCACTAGGCTCATTTGTTACAGGATCATAATGCACTCCGCCTCTAGTATTATAAGAGGTGCGCTTGCATAATTGTCCAAACATATGCTGATAAACTAACTCGATATTAGTATCGGTTTCATCCTCATTTTTGCCTGTGCAAACTTTAGTAACTATGTTTTGATAGTTTAGTAATGCGTAGTGTGCCATTTTATTTATTATTAATTTTTACCATATTAACTGAATTGTATAGTTCCGTTTTCTCCAGCTGTGAATGTTGTTACTTTGTCGCTACCATCAGTTGTAGTGCTAAATGTTAGTACAGTTGGCGAGGTTGTTTCTGTTACTGTAAATGTGTTTGGATAGCGTAAAATCACGACTCCAGAGCCGCCATCCATAGCGCCTCCGCCACCGCCTCCTAAATTATCTGTGCCATCTGTACCATTAGGAACCTCTGGCTGTGCGCCACTATTCCATCCAGTACCATTACCACCACCACCAGATCCTCCAGATGCTCCAGATGTTCCTGCATAATAAGCTCCACCGCCACCGCCAGCATAAGTAACAGATGATCCAGTAATCGATACAGCTAAACCATTACCACCTCCATAAGTTTGCCCAGCTTGAGCAGCTCCACCACCTCCTGTACCTCTATAATCACTTGGACCACCCAACCCAGCTCCGCCACCATCGTAGCCTTGTCCAGAAGTACCAGTACCTCCAGCAATATTTGTAGTACCACCACCGCCAGATCCTCCATTTATTACATTTGGAGTATAAGATGATTTCCCCTCTCCTCCACCATCAGAGGTTATAGTAGAAAATGTAGAATCAGATCCCTCGCTTCCAGCTGATCTATTGCCACCAGTTCCACCAGCACCTACAGAAACTGTGTAATTTGTTGAAGTGGTTAAAGATAAAGATGATTCAGCAGATGCTCCGCCTCCACTTGTAGATCCATAAGAAGTCCGTAAACCTCCAGCACCCCCACCACCATATCTTGATCCTCCACCACCTCCAGCTACTACTAAATAATCTACGCTAAAATTCACTATTGTGCTTTCTAAAGCTGTAGCGGTTTCATTAGCAGCATTATAAGCTATCCAACCTTGAGTGGCATCTACATAAACTATAGATACCCCACCTCTTTCATAATCTATTTTAACATCACTAGCAGCACCATTGATATTATCAGAGGATGTTATTGTTATGTTATTTGTATCAGCAGTACCAGCGTAATCAACAATAGAAACCTCATCCCCAGCACTAGGTGAGCTAGGTAATGTAACTGTAATTGCAGCACTTGTGGTATTTACAAAGTATCCCTCTCCAGCAGTTGCTCCAAAGTTTGCTGTTTTTACATCGGTGTCCCAACTAATACCTCCGCCACCACCAGAGGTTAAAACAAAGTGGACAAACTCTATCGCTGTGGAGTTGGTGGGTGCGGTAACAAACGTTAGAGTAGATCCACTTATAGAATAATTTGCAGCATCTTTAACCTGGTAAACACCATTTAAATAAACTTGTACAGCATCATTATCACCTGGCGTACTATCTAATGCAAATCCCTTAGTAGTGCCATCGCCAGTATGCTGAGTAGTTACAACATCAACAGATCCTCCACCAGCTCCTCCAGAGCCAGCAATAGCTCCCCATTCTGTAGTGTAACCCTCAAACTGCCCATCTGTAGTATTGTATCTAAACATTCCAGCCACAGGCGTTCCTGGTCGCTGTGCAGTTGTACCATCTGGAACTTTAATAGCTCCAGTAGTATCTAAATCTATTATTTCGCCAGATTCTGAAATTGCTGAATCTGTAATAGTATTTGAATCAGATAGCTTTGGTAATGTACCAGCAGTACCAGTACCATCTACCTTGCCATCTAAAGAAGTTTGTAATCCATCTACATTAGCAATAGTGTGATTGTGTGAATCATCAGCAATTACTATGGCGTTATAAGTACCAGAAACATCACCGCTAAAATTAGTTGTAGTAGTTAATGCTGTAGAGGCATCCTGTTTGGTTGCTATAGAATTTGTTACTGTAGTGGAAAAATTAGCATCATCGCCTAAAGCAGCAGCTAATTCATTTAGAGTGTCCAGCGTTGCTGGTGCAGCATCTACTAATCCAGCTACCTCAGTATCTACATAATCTTTTACAGCAGCAGAAGTAGGTACAGTAGTATCATTATCATTAGATGATATGCCCTCTGATTCGGTTACTAATGCACTATCGTTTATTTTATCGATAGTTACTGCATCATCCGCTATAACTTTTGTTGTTACTTTAGTCGCTGCCATATTTTTATTTTATACAAAATTAACGTTTTTTAAGTAAACCTCAGAATCTTATTAGTACCAGCCGCTATAAGAGTTGAGCCATTAAATGATAGTGCTTTAGTATCTACTCCTATATTTTTTAGGCTAGTTATATTAGTGCCATCAGAGCTGTACATAATCCCTCCATAGCCACTACCATATCCATAGCCATAGTAGAACTTATTATTTTCAAATTTAGTTACTTCTAAATTACCAAAATTACCATCTACTGTATTTGTAACTCCTGGCGTATAATCCATAGCGCCTACTATATCATAATAATCCTGGGTAGCTGTCCAGCTATCGCCATTATCTGTAGAGTAAGCATACAAGCTATATTGTTCACCTCCAGTAAATGTATGAAAGAGCCTAGGTGTAAATATCCAAGTTCCATTACCATCTGTAGATATATCTGAATTGTTAAACCAACTTGTACTAGAGCTAGATGTAGTGTAAGGATAATTAGCTACAGAGGGTAGTGGTATAATTGTAGAATTTACAAATTGATTATCGGAAACTACAAAAGAGGGTTGAGATCCATTTATTCCAAATGTTATCATTCTACCATCATTGCCTACAGCTAAAGGAGGTTGATTTATTTGTGAAACATACAAACTAGCCACATAGGCAGCACTATAATCTGAAAAATCGTATTTATAAACTAATCCATTTCTAATTATATAGCCATACCCATTGTATATAACTGGTGGAGTTCTTTGGCTACTGAAAACATAACTAACCTTAGTTCTATATAAATCTAAGCCAGAAAAATAAGTAGTATTCCCACTCTGATTTGGCTCAGATCCAAATTTATAAAATGCTACATAACTCCTAGCGCTACACAATAAAACATCTCCACTAACAGCAAATTTTGAAGTAGCATCAAATAAAGAGCCAGAGGGTGTCCAATTCACTCCATCATCATCAGAATAATACGATCCACTTGTAGAGGTGCTACTAGATAAAAAATGGTAATTATCAAAATAAATAGCATCCTCTGGATTTATACTTAATGAATTTCCATAAGTATCTGTAGTGATTGTATTAGTTAAATCTCCTATAGTTATATCAGCTGATTTGCCATAAAATTCTGTAATGGCGTGCTGAGGTGATAAACCTATATCAGTAGATAATGTAGAAAGTGAAACATTGCCAAGAGATACGCCATACTCATTGGCAATATCTGAGAATTTTATTTGTCCGCTATCGGTTATTGCCATTACTATTTATTTTCAAGCGTTTCTATACGTTCTAATAGTTCTTTATTTGTTTGTATTAGTAAACCTATGATAGCGTTATAATCTACCGCCTTATAGCTTTTATCGCCCTCTAGGGATTCAATATCTTTTACAGCTCCTGGTAATACTTTTTCTACATCCTGTGCAATTACCCCACCGCCATTTTTACCATTCTTTTTCCAGGTAAACTCAACTCCTTTAAGTTGTTTTAATTTATCAGTGGCGCTCTCTATTTCTTTAATGTTATCTTTTAAACGCTCATCAGATGAGGTAGTGGTAGAAAATGCAATAATATCGCCATCTACATGTAGTTCCCCATTTGATTTTAATTGCATTTCATTTGTACCATTAACAAAGAAATCTATTCTAGTATTATTTACAAAGTTTATATAATCGCTTGTATCTAATCCTATATGAGTAATCCCATCTCTAAGATCTGGCTCTACACTAAATACGTTTGATCCAGATAAATCTAATCCAGATCCAGCAGTATAAGTGCTACCCTCTCCAGCAGTTTCTGTAGCTGTGGTTACTCCTGTAAGGTGTCCAAACTCATCTACAGTTACATTCTGGATATATGTTCTACCAGTATTAGAGGTAGAGGCTAAACTAGAGGTATCAGCGTGACTAAATGCAGTTCCAGTTAAATCTAAACCATTACCGCTGGCGCTATAAGTTGTATCAGTTGCTGTTTCAGTTCCTGTACCTATTGAAGTGATATGCCCATAGGTATCAACTCCGATAGATTGTATATAGGTACGCCCTGTATTTGTACTACTAGCTTGGGTAGATGTATCACTATGGCTAAATGTAGTGCCTGTTAAATCTACGCCAGATCCAGCTGAATACGTTGTATCTGTAACAGTTTCTGTAGCAGTTGATAAACTTGTAACATGACCATAGGTATCTAATCCTACGGATTGAATATAAGTGCGCCCAGTGTTACTAGAACTCGCTTGAGTTGATGTATCAGCGTGCGCAAAAGTTGTAGAAGTTAGTGCCATTCCACCGCCAGCACTATAAGTTGTATCAGTTAATGATACATCGGCTGTGCCTATATTGGTAATATGCCCAAATCCATCTACTGAGATTGATTGAATTACTGTGCCGCCAGAATTTGTAGAGCTTGCCTGGTTAGATGTATCAGCGTGTGCTATTCCGTTTGTTTCCTGTGTTAAACCAGATCCAGCAGCTACACTATATGTATTAGATGTAAATCCTATTCCACCTCCAGCAGTAGGGCGTAAATTTTCCCAGGCACTACCAGAGTAAGTTTCATATTTAGAAGTGCTAGTATTGTATCTCACCATTCCTACCTCTGGAGCAGCTGGGCGGTTTGCAGTAGTAGATACTGGCAATACGAGTGCGCCTGTAGTATCTATATCTATAACCTCGCTAGATTCAGAGATGCTAGAATTAGCTATTTCGTGATTTGCTGTAAACTTTGGTAAATAATTAGTTGTACCAGTACCGCTGATTAAAGTATCGGATCCTGGCGCTAAAGTTACAATTTCAACTTCTACACCACTCTCTGGAGCTGTTGTAAATGTTAATGTAGTTCCGCTTACTGAAAACTCTAAACCATCATCATTATTTTGATAAACACCATCGTAATAAACAGAGATTTGATCTACTGAATCAACACTATCAGAAATAGTATGAGTGCTTTTAGATCCTGTGCCTGTAAAAGAATCTTTAGATACTTCTAGGTTTACAGTATTACCACCACCTCCACCAGTTCCAGTAGTCCAGGAAAAGGAGCCATCTCCATCAGATGTTAAATACTGTCCAGATGTACCATCTCCAGAAACATTCAACTCATCAGATCCTATAGCGTTATTACTTACTGAAACAGTTAAATCTCCAGTAGTAGTATCTACAGCTAAGGCGTTTCCAGCAGTTACCGAAGTAACTACATCATCATAAGAAAATGTACCATCGCCATCTGATACGATAACTTGCCCAGCAGTTCCGTTGCCTGTTATTTTTAACTCACTAGCACCTACTGAATCAGCAGCTATTTTATCATCAGTAACTGAGTTAGATGCTAATTGTGTAGTATCTACTCCGCCATTTTTAATACTAAATATTTCTGATGTTTCTGTAAGTGTTACCTCATCAGCGCTATATGTAGTATCGGCTACACTAGCTGTACTGATTGCAGTTATATGCCCAAAGGTATCTAATGTAATAGATTGAATAAAATCAGATCCTGTATTAGATACACTACCTTGAGATGAAGTATCCTCATGGCTAATATTATAGCCAGATATATCTATTCCGCTACCAGCTGTTAGCGTTATTGTTTCGGTTGTTTCAGTTGCAGTAGATATACCAGTAACATGACCAAATTGATCTAGTTGAATACTTTGAATGTAAGTTCTACCAGTGTTTGTAGAGCTGGATTCATCTGATGTATTATCATGGCTAAAAACTGTACCAGTTAAATCTAAACCAGTGCCAGCAGTATAAGTAGTATCAAAATCAGTAGATACAAAATTTAGCTTTCCATTTGTATCATCATAGGTTACCTGGATATTTGTTTCGGTATTTCCAGAAACCATAGCACCGATTAGATCCTGTAGATCCTCTGTATTAACTGAAAGTGTAACATCACCCTGGCTAGCATCAGCATCTATTCCAGTTCCGCCTGTAATTGATTGGACTGCTACATCGGAAACATCAACCCAATCTGTACCAGTTAGAGTACTTTTTAGAATTTGCCCAGATGTACCTGGCGAATTTAGTGAATCTTTTATAGCACCATCTACCCTTAGATCACCCTCTACTCTGAGATCGCCATCTGTATTTACATGAAGTCCAAGCTCATTGCCCACTCCATCGGTAAGCTGTTTATCAGTTGCACCTATCTCATCATTATCAATAGCTTTCACTATTGATTGATATGTATCTTTTATTTTATTGCCAGTATATGATGCCATCTAAGTATTTTCTACAAATTTAAGGATTTTTAACTATCCCAATTATCATCTATATCTTCAAATCTATCATTTCGCCTATGCCAAAACAGATCCTTTATTTTTTCAATAACCTTTTTTCTAAACCTACCAGCTTTTTGCTTTAAAGTTCTTTGTACTCCTATCATTGTGGCACATGGCGTAAATAAGCTATTATATGCCCTTTAGTTAGTGTTAAATCAGTAAAATTGCCATAAATAATCTGCCCATCTAAAAGATCATAATCTACTAGATTTGTATCACCAGCTGGCGTATCATTAGTGCCGCTAAAAGTTGCTGATAAAATACATTCAATCATACAATAATATTCACCGCTAGGCGTTGTTAAATTAGCAGCACCCTTTATGAGTGTGCGCATACCAAAATCACCAAAACTCATCCGGTGAAAGTTATTAGCTGAGTATAAATCCTTAGTAGCCATTATTTAGTTTTATCTTTTAATTTCTCGTATGTTCTTAATCCGCCTAAGCCTAGCATCCCCATAAGTACAGTAAAAAGGCTATTCGTATCAAACTCAACTGGCTTTATATCTGTATAAGCTAAAAGCAGCGGCATTACTATATAATGAAAGCCAAAAGCTATACCACAAATCCATCCTATAAATGGGCGCCAAGAGGAAACAAACCAATGCCGATTCTGAGCCTCAACTTTATTAATCTCTGCCTGGAGTTCTATAAGGCGCTGAGGATCCATCTCTTTGCCTTTTATTGCCTCTCTAATATCTAAAGCTAAACCGCCTAGATTAGTATTGCCTTTATCGCCTTTACGCAGTAGAGATAATAAAAATTTAAGCATATATTTCGTATGTGGTTTTTTTTCCTTTCTTAATAGCTTTTAAAACAGCTTTTCTGTTTCCTCCTGGACCTACATAAGAAACATGAATCCAATCTGGATTTTCATCATCCCCAAACTCCCAGATAAGCTGATCGAAATCTAATTCATCTTTTATATAGTGAAATAAATCAGCGTTTGTTTTTTCACCCATAGCATCTATATCAATAGCTTGCCCTTTGGTGTGTTGAGATGTTCTACTCCCTTTGATAGCATCATTTAAATCTATAGATCTATAAAAACTATTTACACGAATCGGCTCGTTTGCCCATTCTCTGAGCGGCTCGAATACATTTTTCGCAAGTTTTTTCATGTTTTGCACAGCCACCTCGTTCGGTGTGTTCTCGATTTCTTTTTTCTCCGCTGTCGCTGAGTGACTCGCCTCCCTCCAGCTGATATGTTTGCTGATGAATCTCATTGCTTATTTTTTAAGTTTTTTAATTTCCTCTTTAATATCTGCAAATTTATCCTCTACCCAATCTGGTATTTTATTTCCGTTATCATCTTTAACAATGTTATAAGATGCTAATACCATAGCGATTGCTGAGATTGCAATAACTCCAGCGATAATAATCATAATTGTATCCATATTAATTGTATTTAAATTTAAAGTACTTCCTACAGTTCCTGTTTTCACCTACGCTTGTCCTTTTGAATCCATTCTAAATCCTTCATGAAATCTCTCATTTCTAGTTTCATAGATTTAACTTCATCCTCTAGGTTTCTCTGATTTTTCCAGGTGTATTCTTTTTGGTTATATTTTAATTTAGAAACTTCCTCCTCTGCGATAGTAATTCTATTTGAGAGTGTATAATATGATCCTATGATAGATGCAAACATAGCAGCTATCGTAATGATTTGGGTTAGCGAGATGCTGATATCAGCTTTTCCATCGCCATCGAGATCGATTTTGCTCATTTTCTTTTATTAAGTTTATCGCTTATTTGTATAACAGTCCAAACTAATGATACTAATAGAACAAGCGTTGTTAAAATTGAATTTATATTCACTAATGATATCCCTAATGCTGATAAGTTAATTCCCCAGATTTTAAAATTCTCCATTTTCATAATTGTTCTACTCTATTAGAGATGCTCAATACAGCTCTAAAGTACGTTTTATCTACGCCATCCTCATATAGATAGCTGGTCCCCTCGTTTGTGCAAGTGTAAACATTAAATCCATCAGCACTCAAATCAAAATAATTATCTGATCTCGTTCTGATTAAATCTAGTATTTCTGATGCTATTTGATTAGCCTGTAGCTCACCGCCATCATCACCTACAAAAGATGTAACTACTTCAATCCTGGTGGCGCAATCTAGCATAAAGCTATCAGCGTTCTGATCCACCTCATTAGAATCAACCGAGTAAACTCTTATATATGGCTCAGATGCATCGTTAGGCACCCTATTATAAATTTGTACATAACTGCCATTAACAGTAATTGCATCTGTTAGGCGGTTTATAATCGCTCTCCTTATGAAATGTATCGCCTCCATTATTTAAGTAATCTTTTTATTTTGTTATCTACGCTGGCTATAATTTTAGGCAGCCCTCTATTTATTGCTGGATAGAAAAATGGTATTTCTTTACCAGCTAATTTTGGCTCTTTTTCACCAAACTCTACATAACCCGAATATGGTGCATCTGATCTAACTTCAGCACCATTTATTGTTTTCAAACCTTTTATATTATCAACTAGATTACCAGTATCTCTAGGTGCTTTTTTAGTCATATCTCTAGCTATATTTAAGGCACCTTTATATATTTCAGTTTTAAGCTCTGTTTTATTTATTTCTTTTAGCTTTAATAACTTACCCTGGAGCTTATCGTAATCCGATTTATTTAAATCTATTCTCATTAATCTAATTTAACCGCTTGCACTACAGTAAAAAAATCCTGTTTACTATCGTAGATACCGCTTATTCTATATAAACCATCTTTACCCTCTATTTTGATCAAATCATTATCTAGGATCTGATCTGCTGCCTTTTTTCTTAGCTCTAATTCAATAAAAACTTGGCGCCCTCGTTTACCCTCAGTATCTTTTATATCGCCCTTTACATCCTTTTTATTTGCCCATAGCGTTTCTACAGTTGCATTTGTAGAAGTAGTACCGCCAAATCCATCAGATGTTTTAGTTAATCTCTTTACTTCAATTCTAGTATTTAATCTGCCAGCACCCATTTAGAAATACATTGTTTTAAATGATTGTAAAATATCCTTAGTTTTTACAGGAACCTCATTTACAGCGCCATCAATAAAATCTGCTCTGTAATCATACAGAGTAGATACTAAATGCAATATAGCGTGCTTTACAAGCTCATGAGTAAGTCCAGCAGTTACATAAGTTACCTTTACTTCCTTGGCTGGTAGTGATCCTATTTGAATTATAGTATCATCTAAACCATAAGTATCATAATTTACAGCAGTTCCCTCAGATGTAACTGATGAAATTGAGGCAATAGGCGCAAAAGGCAAGGTAAAACGCTGATCAACTTCCTGGAGGTAGAATGTTCTATTTTTTGCCACTATATCTTTTCCGATATAGTTCTCACACCATTCTCTAGCAGTTGTAATCATTTGATTTATGATAGTATCATCTGCGCTAGTATCGATGCGCACAAAATCTTTTACATTTTGAGTAGTTACTACTTCGCTTCCAGTTACCGAGTTGATCTTGATATCATGCATTATTTCTTGGCTTTAGTGGTACGCTTTTTAGGAGCTTTAGCTTCTTTGGTTTCCTTTACTGCTTTTTCCTCTTTGTACTCTACACCGATACCCTTTATGATGTATTGGCGTGCTACTTTAGGATCTAGCTCTAAGATTTCACCCTCTTTGCGCCACGCAGTACCAGAGTAAACATCTCTAATCATTTTAATTTTCATAATGAATATATTTACCACAAAGATAAAAAAAAAGCGCCACTGTAATTGTAGCGCTTTAATAGTAAACCAAACAAACTATGATAGAAAAAAATTTCTACTTAAATGCAAAGTTATTAAAATATTTTTTGTTCTTACCAATTAGCGATACTCTTATTGATTGCATTTTTCCAGTATTTTTAAAAATAAACCAACCATTATAAAAATCACTCCATACAGCAAAGAAATCAATATTCTCTTGAGTGTAGTTACGTTTATTATTTTGGATAGGAATGTTAACGCTGTTTTGGCGATCATTAGTAGGAGATTTTGTAGATGATTTTATTTGAATCTTTAGGAGGCGATCCCCTGTATCCACTATACAATCGTAAAGGGATGAATCTATGAGCGGCATGGATACCTGGTAGTTTCGTTTCATGCACTCAGTGGCGAATAAGTATTCCGCCAAACAACCTCTCTGGTTATTGTCCACGAACTCAAAGCTACAAAAAAAACCCTAGATAGTATTTTACCTAGGGTTTAACATCAAATGAAAAACAAAAACTATCTCATAAACGCCTCAAAGCACGCCTGTGAGCAAATATCATTACCATAACAAGGGCGGTCGCAAACTCTGCAATAGCCTCCCTCGTAATCATCTGGCGGTGTGTGATCATAAAATTCCATATCACCTTTTTTTAATTTCATCTATCCTTTCCTGGAAATCCCATATCTTATCACTAAGATACAAATAATCTGCTGGTAACATTTTATCAGTAATATTACTAATGCTCTTTAAATAGTATTCAAATGGCTCATCCATTGTTATAGCGTATTAAAGTAAATGATATTATAAACATAACCATCGCATCCCATATAGCTTGGAATCTAATGCCCAGAGAAAATCCCCAGGCAATAAATCCCACTATCAAAACAATCCTTACCCTTTGCTGCAAACTCATAATCTATAAATCGTAATAAATAAAAAGTATTAAATCTAAAAAGGCATACATCGAAACATAAGCCATAACATTAAAAGCTAATGCGCCTAAAATAATCTTAGGTTTTGTTAGCTCTTCTAAAACTTCCCACTCCGTAGAGTTAGTGATTTTGTGTATTAAATTTTTCATATTAAATAGTTTGATTTATTCAAAAGTAATAAAATATTAACATATTGCAAAAATATTTACAGTTTATTTCTATAACGCAAAAAAGGGCAACCGATTAGGGTTACCCTCTTTATCATAATTCTCATTATGCTATTTTAGCTATATCCTCTGCTTATGCAGTTTCTAACGCACTTTTAGCAGTTGAGAAAGTTCCTTGTACAATCGCATTAGGTAGGTAGTTAGTTAAAGCTACTCTCTCCATTGCTCGTACAGTTACAAAATTCTTTTGGAAGTTATCGCTGTCCTCTCTTGAGAACTCAACAGCTAGGTTTTCTCTGATCCAGAGTTGGCTAGACTGGCGTAGGTTTCCTACTAAGAATTTTCCAGCAGTTACAGCAGTATTTACTGTCACAGGGATTCCATTGATTGTTGGCTGTAAACCGCTAAAGATTTGATTTCTCAAGTACTCATTAGCAGTAGATTTCAACAAGATCATTTTATGTAAATCTGTTGGATTCAATAAAATAGTATCCGCCTGGTAGTTAGATAATGCTAGTTGGTTTAAAGCTACAGTTAAAACATCAAACTCATTAGCTGATTCGATAGCTAAAGCGAAATCTCCAGCTGCAAATGCAGTACCATCAGTAAACAATCCATCTAGGTTTGGTGATGATCCATCTCCATTTAAAATTTGGTTATCCTCTACAGAAAGTACTTTCTCTGGTACTCTAGCTGATAGATATGATGTTAATTGCTTAATATCATCTAGCATCTCTCCTGTGATTCTCATGTAAGTACCGATTTTCTCGACATTTACAGTAGATGCAGCTAGATCAAAATCTGATTGTCCAAATGCAGCAGCCTCAGCAGTAGTTCCAGCGTTATCGGTATATGCTGATTCTTTAGGGAAACGAATAGTTTGCCCATCAGTTGATCCTAAAGGTAGTAAAGAGCGAATATGTACTGAGCGGCTAGGATCATATTTGATTTGATCTACGATAGTTTCAGCAGCAATTACTCCTGTAACATCAGCGCCTAAACTCATATCTGCTTTTACTTCAAAGCGAGCAGCGTTAGCGTTTCCTTTTACCATTGCATCGATTGCGCCATCTTTAAGCGCTCCCTCGATAGCTGATTTAAATGATTTAGGAGTAGCTCCAGATGCAGTTTTCTTAGCAGCCATTTCCATTTCATCCATTCTTTTGTTAAGAGCTTCGCTCTTCTCCACATATTGTGAAGTTAAGTTATCAATCTCTGATTTTAGAGATGATTCCATTTCTCCTTTGGCGTTATCTTTCGCCTGGTTAAATGCTTTCTCGATTCTCTCATCAACTATGTTTCCGATTTGATCGAGTTCTTTTTTAATGTTATCCTCCATGATTATTTTTTAAGAGTGTTAAACAAATAGTTATAAATCTCGCTATTATCAGCTTTTACTTCGATCGGCTCAGTGATTTCTATATCCATCGGCTGAGTGACATTAACATAAATTGATTTTAGCTTTAGTATTTCCGCCTCTAAGGCGTATCCCAGATCATCAGAGATTTCTCCCTTTCTGATTAATTGAGCAATTTTATCATATCGATTGGCTATCTTCTCTGGATCTACATTACCTTTTACATCCATGATCATAGCTTGATCATTAGCTGCTAAGGTAACTGCTGAGATCTCAAATAATTTAACCTCATTGATATGGCGGTATCCATCGGATCCCATTTCTTTTTGGATTGGTAAAATCCCTACAGAGTTTTCAGTGATCACTCCAGCTTTCATTAGTTCTACTACATCTTTTCCTAATTGTGTTTTAGGAATTTGCGCCTCAAACATTAAACCTTTATCATCCTCCTCTAGGTGTACCATTTTACCTAGTGGCTTATCCATATCATGCTGATACAAATATTTGATTCTCTGCCCATTTTCTTGGATTGTTTTTTTGTATGCTCCTTTGTTGATTACATCGCCATCGGAATCTACATTACCAAAAACAGATCCATAACCTTTTACAACTCCAGCGGCAGCATCGGCATCTACCAGCTCGCCTATTTGAGTTGATTTATAAATCATTGTGTTCATATTGCAAATTTAATAATTAAATATTACTTACTGAGAATCCCTCTATTTTACCAGCTGCCTGGGCATCCTCTTTAGGAAATGGTGCTACAGAGCATCGGCAATTAATTACATTTTTAGCACTACCAGCTGGATCTCCAGGATTGAATAATAATTCGCCACCTACTGTAAAGCGTTCTTTAAAATCTACTATTTGCCCATCAGCGGCTCTATGAGCTGGGCGCTCTCTACCATCTATAGCTGTTGTCCACTCTTTTTGTAGGTTTTCCTGTCCAAACATATCAGTAGCACTTTCTAGCGTTGCATAGTTAGCGGCATTAGTTGCCTCAGTTCTAACTAAACGCTCTGCCTGGCTTTTAGAATACTGTGCAAACTTCTGGCGCAATATCCTCCCAGCCTCTCTTTCATTCATAGCCATAAACTCTGGATCAGAGGATAGGCGTTTAAATATGCTTACTAGTGTAGCTTTAGCAGTTCCCTGGACCAGTACCACCCTCTCAGCTGCTATCTGCTGGCTAACTCTAGCAAAGCGCTCCGCCCATATATCCTCATAATCAGATACATCGGTTTGCTTAGAAATTACTTTATCAAAGTTTTTAGAATACCACTTGGCAAACTTTAATCCTATGTTTAAATAGATTTGGCGATATTGATCTGATAGATCCGCCACTCTAAACAAGTTATCAAACCCAGTAGATTTGCCTGTATTTAAAAAGTCCTGGATTGCTTCAGTGTATTCGCTTTCATAGTATTTGCGTACTCTAGCAAATTCTTTGCGCTCTGAGCTTGCTAGTAGCTTATCAAAATTACCTTTCCAGGATTCTTTGGCTTTTTTTATTAGCATTATCCCTCATTTTCTGCTATTCTTTTTGCCCAGGATACCATAGCAGCTCCTCCCCATAGATTGTATGCTACATACCCTTTATCTTTCCAGGGCGTATCTTTAAACTTAGGATCTATTTTAGCATTATCCTCATGGCGTGCTAAAAAGCTATTAACCCTTTTAACAGTGGATAAACTGAGCGCCTCTCTGTTAGCTAACTGCGATGCTCTCTGCCACCCTGTGGGCGTTCCAGCTTGTACCTCATCTCTGCCATATTTCTCACGCCATTCAATCATCCTTCTAGCGTTGTTAGTAGCGCCCTGTGGATAATCTTTGTAGGTTTCCTCTTTTGTTTCTATAGAGTTATAATCTATTGGCTCGTTATATCCAGCCTCTCTCCTTTGTGCTGCATAGAACTCATCCAGGCGATTGTTTTTAGCTGCCTCATACTCAGCGTGAGTAGCAAATGGCATATAAACAGTAGAGCCATTGAATAGGTGTTCGTGGTATCCAGTACCTCCCATCTCTATAGCTCTAGCTTGAGCCTCCTCTATAGTGGTGTATGTATCAACTGTATTAATTACCGCTGATTTAAATAGTTTACTTATATCAAAGTCCAAACTCTTTGGCTCGGCTTCTGGTATAATCTCACCTCCAATAGGTAGTAAATTAGCTGGTACATAGTAATCATTTAAGTTATCATTATCCTCATCTAAACCATAGCTCATAGCGGCACGCTTTTCGTTTGGCGTGATCCACCATGCCTGGCTCATTTGCCCTACAACCTTTTCCATCTCCTCCTGGAGTTCTGGAATAGCGCTGTAATCGAAATCAATGTAGATCTTTTCTCCATACTGTGGAGCGAGCCATCTATTCAGCTCATCTCTGATTTTATTAAGCTCTGGAATAACAGCATTTTGATAGAGCGCCTTTTTAGCCTCTTTCATATTGTTGTAAGTAGTACTATCTGTATTGTTTAGCAACTGTACTGGTACATTATAGATATTACATAGATCTTTGATAGTAGCGTTATATTGCTCTATTAATGATAGATCAGATGCGTTTAATCCAAAGTTTACCCAGCTAAGTTTCTTAGGTGTAATAATTACATCCCCAGCATTTTCGCTGCCCTGGTATTGTTGGCGGAATTTATCCTTTAACTGTTTAGCCTGTACCTCATTTAGATCACCCTCATCACTCATTAGGATACCTCTAGCAGTTTGATTCTGTAGGTATTTAACGCCAGTAGTTAATGCCTGGTTATTTGCATCCATTACTCTAAGTCCAGCCTTGAGCGGTGACATTCCGTAAAGGTGTGATCCTGTGCCATCGTAATAAAGATTAGCATCTTTGATATGGCATATATCATCAGCTGCTATTCTATATGTACCATTATATTGCAGCGTGTACTCTTTAACTGGCTCCATGATTCCACCAGAGTTGATCTCTACTTTCTGAGAGGGTAATATATACAGCTCCTTGTATTTGGCTGTGGTGATCGAGGTATCTGGTCCAATACCATAGATGTATCGGTTTCCAGTAAGTTTTCCAAATGCGATTATTTCCTGGATCCAGGAGTTATAACTTTGTGCTGGATTAGGGCGATCTAGTAACTGATGTAGCTCAGTATCCTCTAATTCTACTAGCGCTCTCTTTTGTAACATCTTTGCCTGGAGTACTGTATTGGAGTTAAACTCGCCAGATGTTAATGCTTTATATCTTTTTAGATCATTGGATTTCTGTACCTCGTAAACTTGAAACGGAATGTTTGTAGCTGATTTGGTTATCAGATTTATGATAGAATAGATAGTAGCGTTATATCTATAACCTTTATCTATGTAGGTATCATCATTCTCTGGATTCCAAACTAAGGTATCACCTAAATAGTTGTAGATTGCCTTATTAAAATCTATATGAGTTTTATTTGCGCTTTTAGAAACAAGGTTTTTGAATCTATCTAAGAAACTAGCCATCCAATACGAATTATTTAATTATACAAAAATAGTAATTATATTACAAAGAAATCCACCGCTTTACCATAAGCGCTATAAACGCAATATCTAAGGGCATCCATGAGGTGATTATTTTTATCTACTGGCTTATTTACTATAGTTCCATCCTTTAGCTGATCCCAGTAATAGCTATGGTATTCTTTTATAAAATTTGCTGATTCTTTCGATACTACTATATCATATTCTTTTAGTAAACTAATACCAGCATTAACTGATCCTTGCCCTTTTACTGCTGCTTTAGCCATTAAACCACCTCTGCGTAAATCCTCTCCAGATTTTGGCTCCGCTGCATCGTAATACAATATTTTATCATCTTGTTTTTGATCTATTAGAAAATTAATAGCATCGCTGTTTGTCATACCTAGCTTATAGCATAGCTCGTGAACATATAGCTTTGAATTAACTTTCCTTACTTCGCAAATCGCCAGGGGATCGTTGCTATATCCGAAATCTAACCCTAGATAAATATTATCTGTATCTGGAAAATCTTTGTAATCTATAAACTCCCAATTAGAAAATATTTGCCTTTTAGAATAGTATGCCTGTAATCCCTCACCATATACACGCCAATAATCTGGATCACGCTCTTTCATGCGCTCTATTTCATATACTAAGTCCTCAGATAAATGTAAATTATCCTTATAGGTAGTAATCCAGGTATCAGCATCTTCTCTAGGTATTACCTCATCATAAATCCAGTGAGTTACATCTGATGGGTTAAAATCTAATATCATAGATGGCATATTTTCTCTTATGCCTGTACATCGCATATTAATCTGGCGAAAATCCTCAAGGTTTAATTCATTTGCCTCATTTAAAAAAGCTAGAGATCTTTTCCTCCCTCTGATTTTCTGTGGTTCATCAACGCTTAAAAATTCTATTAAATGATTTTTGTAGCGGAATGTATTCTCTGCCTTGTTATGTACGCCAGCATAGTATGTACCCATATCCTCTAGGATCTGTATAAGATCTCTTTGCACCGATGCTTTTAGTGCTGGCAGTGTTTTTCTAATAACCGATATAACTAGTGGCTGAGTTTCAGTTCTTATTAAATAAGCTATATATTGGCAAACAGCATAGGTTTTACCAGAACGAGTTCCCCCCTGTAATACAGCAAAACGCTTTTTACAATTTAGTAAGTGCTTTAGCTGTACGTTTGCTTTAAGATTCTTTTTCTCTTTCGTGGATTTCAAAAACTATATCTGTTTCTACATTTGATGAGTGTTCTATCTCCTGGCGTTCAACATAACCTCGTTTTTTGGCTTTTGTTTTAAGCGCAAAAATTATAGATGTAGTATCCCCTTTGTTTATCCTTTCGACCAGTTTGCTTTCTAAGAAGTCCATAAACCTTTCCTCTGGCTCTAGCTCCTCTATTTCCTTTTTAAATTTTGCATCCTTTTTAATCCAATCATAATAAGTGCTGCGATCTATTCCGATAGCATTGCAACTCTGAGTAACATTCCCAAACGCTTTTTTATATGCCTCTTGAAATGCCCTTTTTTTAAAATCTGTGTTGGATTTTGTTGATTTTTCCATATTGCAAAATTATATAAAAACGCAGAACCTATACAAACTACGCTTTAATGATTATTAGCTGTGACTGATTAGCTAACTTTTGTTTACTATAAAGAACGTTATAGGTTTTTATAATCTTTTCCGTTTATTTTAATTTTTAAAGTGGGATCTAATTTTTGCATCCTATCTATTATAACTTGACAATATTTAGGATCAAGTTCCATACCATAGCAAATTCTATTTAGTTGGTGAGCCGCTACCATTGTAGAGCCAGAGCCACAAAATAAATCAACAATATTTTTACTTTTTTTGTGGTTTTTAAATGCTCTAGATGCCAACTCTGTTGGTTTTTGTGTAGGGTGCATATAATTAGAATCCTTTTTTATTTCCCATAAATCACTTTCGTTTTTAATGCCATCATCGAGTTTACCATTAAAAAGGCAAAATTCGTGTTGGTGCCTATATCCCTGTCCTAATCCAAAAACATTTTTTGCCCAAACGATACAAGCCTTAAATTCTAATTTTGATTGTAATATGCTATAAAACTTCCAGTTACACCATACATAGTAGCTTTTTGGATTTAACAACTTTAATATAGAAACAAATCCATTAATTAAATTTTCAAAATCACTTTCAGCTAAATTATCATTTTTTATTACATCAAACTTTCCACTTCTACCATTAAAGGATACATTATAAGGCGGATCAGTAAAAACCATATCAGCTTTTTTTCCATCCATTAGTTTAGCAACTTGATCTGAATCTGTAGAATCACCACATAATAATCTATGCTCTCCAATCTCTATTAAATCGCCTAATACTACATCTACTTGCAGATCATCTGGCTCCTCATAATCATCCTCCTCTGCCTCTGGTTCAAGCTGTGGAAAATCTGGTAAATCTAAACCCCAATCAGTAAGTTTATCTAAATCCCAATCATTAGCTACTATATCCCAATCCCACTCTCCATAGCCTAAGTTATCTTTTATAATAAATTCTTTTTTCTGGTCCTCTGTCCATCCTTTAATTTGATGTACAGGAACCTCAAAAACGCCAGCTGATTTTAATGCTTTGAGGCGCATATTTCCACCTAGTACCACCATATCCTCATCCACTACTAATGGGCGAGTTTCTAGCATTTCTGGAAATTCTTTAATTGATTTTACTAACTTCTTAAATTTAGAATCAGTAATAAAACGAGGATTTTCCTCATTTGGCTTTATAGCCGAAATGTTTACCTTTTTGTTTGCCATATTGTTTGCTTCTAATTATTTGTAAACCAATGAATATTAAAACCAAATAAGAATAAAAAAAACTGTATTGTATGCCTTTTATCATCCGCTACAACTTCTATCATTTCAATTTCCTCATTAGAGTAGTTTATTCCTACCATAAACCCATAAATCGGAAAGAAATCAATTTGGATCATTGTTTAATTTATTATACAAAAATACATAAAAATCCCAGATCGCTTGCTGATAATCTTTAGGATCGTGTAACTTATTGGTAGTATGCGCCTGGCTATCAATCACATATACTAGGATAAATTTACCATTCCTAGGTTTAGGATATATACGAATCCCATGCTCATCACACCATTTAAATGCCTGGTAATGTAGATCATTTGTATTTACTATGGGTTTTTTGTATATCATAATTTTATAGTATTTGTTTTCATTTCTTTTGTTTTTCATTTATATAAAACTTACACTCTCCCGAATCAATAGGAATATTTAAAAAATAAGATTGCCTATACTCATTTGGTGTTGCCATAAAGCGTAGGCAAGTGTTTTTTAATTCACAACCCTCACCCCTGCACATTGTTATATCTGCCATAATTAAAAAGGTATTTGATCTCTCATTACTGTAAATCTTTGTTTTTTCTCATCTATTGGCTGGTATATACCACCGCTTTTAAAATCTGGAGCTATTGTAAACATCCCCTGGCTGCCATTCTCTTTACGTTTTACTTTTTGTACATGAATCTGTACTGCATCGGATTTAAATCTAGTAATCTCGCCAAGTGATCTGTAAACTGTAACACAATTAAACGCTTTATTAAAGAAATCACTAGATCCAGAAATATCATAGGGAGTAGGCACTTTGTAATTACCATTATCATTAGATTCCATTTTTCTAGGGTGTGCTACTAAAAATAAATGCGTTTTAGTTTGCTGGCAAAACTGAGTAATTTTTGAAAGCATTACGCCTATGTAGGAATGATCTCGCTGTGCTGAATGATCTAGCATATTCCAGGGATCTATCACTAATAGATTTACACCTTTCTGAAATACTAAATCTCTGAAAGCCTCTAGGATCCCATCTAAAGTTAAATTATCTAAATCAATTTTAACAAAGAAAAAATGCTCCTCTATAAATGCTTTAGTGTTATTTAAATCATCATTAGAGCATACTTTGCCATTTAATTTATTTGCTAGGCGTTTTATGTGACCTTCATAGGGAAATGATTCTGGAGCAAAAAAAGCTGTCCTATGCCTGTAATTTAGTGCCATATTGCTTGCTATCTGATCCACTACATCTGATTTACCAGAGTTAGGTATGCCTGTGACTACAGTCCAGCTTCCCTCAAAATCAATCTTAAAATAATCATCACTATCACCCAGGGTAATACTGTAATTTTTAATTCCATTATCATTATAGTTTAAAACATCTTTCCAAATATCATTAATATTTACCACTCCCTCCAGAGGAAAGTGTTTAGCGGTTTTTAAAATGTTTCGTAGTACCTCAGCACCTTTTTCAGTTAAAACTTCATTAGCATCCTTAAAATCGCCAAATTCTACATATTTGCAGCGGTATTGCCCAAACCTCCTAGCTAATTCATTTCTAAGAGCTAAACCTGGTTGATCATTATCAGTACATAAAATGATTTGATTTTTATCCTTAAAATATTCCCAGCAGTTATCTAAATAATCTAGGCGCTGATTTCCTTTAGATGCTCCATTAGGTACTGAGCATACTGAGTAGATACCAGCTTCATGAAGTGATAAGGCATCCATTTCACCCTCTACAATGTAAATAGTTTCAGAATCTTTTACAGAATCTAAGCCATAGAATATTAATTCAGCTCCAGAAACCATTTTAAAGTTTTTCTCTGCATCTCTGTATTTGCAGTTTATGATTTCGCCCTCTCTGAAATAGTTAAAATTTATGGCTTTTCGTTTCTTTTGTATCTGAGGAAAGTATTCCACTGATTCGCCTATTTTCCAGTGTGCTAATGTAGCAGCTGTAATACCTCTTTTATTAAACCATTTTTCTGTTTTATCTGTAAGGTTTGTTTTTGCCTCTGGCGGCTTTACAAATTCTTTTTTAGGTTTAAAATTTACATTACCACTCCATCCGCAATTATGGCAGTTGTAAACGCCTTTATCTAAGTTTATAGATAGGCAAGGATCTTTTTTATTTTTTCTAGTGTGTGAGCATTTTGGACAGATTACCTTTTGCTCTATAGCACTTCCTCTGGGAGTAATTCCAATGCTTAGAAAATCAGTTATCATAGTTAGTTTAGTTTAGTTTGGTTTATAAATATAATTCCTTGTATCGTATTTTTCTAATTTTTTTAAATATTGTTTATCTATTCTGCCTATCAACTTCATATCCTTTCTATACCAGGCTATAATATGCGGTGCTGGATTAAATCCATTTTTTAAATTCTGTATATCGGCACAATGAATAAAACCCTCTTTATCATCTACAAAAAACAAAAACAATCTTATGCCTGTTTTTTCATTGAGCTTTATGTAATCATTATAATGCTTTATATCTATCCCTGTAGCATCCCATTTATTTAACCTGGATTTAGTTTTTACATCTATAGCATATATCTCATCTTTATTTCTGCTGGCAAAGAAATCAATCCAGTGCGGTTTATTTGTAATTGGCTTATATATCACGAATCCTTTTTCGTGTAGATAATCAATGATTATGCTCTCGCCTAAATCACCTTTTTTAACTCTATCTCTATCTGCCCAGTTACTCATATATCTACGTTTTTGATATCCTTTCCAAACTGATGCATAAATACATCAATATACTTTACGCCATCCTTATTCTTTTTTCTAAGTTTTGTTACTGATAAAAATTGCTTAACCCAAAAACTATCATTTAAAGTTTTTTGAATAAGTAGATACAATTTTCTAGGTGATACTTTATCCAGGCGATTAACCTCATCAATAGTATTGCACCAATTACGCTTTTCATTTGCTGTTTTAGGGCGCAAACTTTCATCAAATAATTCACAAATAGGAACAAAACTTTTTTGAACATCTGGCGGAAAGTCCGAAAATTTTTTCTGATCTTTTTTAGTTTTTTTCGGCTTTTCGGTATTATTATTATTTATATTATTATTATTATGTATATTATTATTATAGGGTTTAAACTTTTCTTTAACCCCCCCTTTAACTTTTCTTTGTACCCCCTTAAACTTTTCTTTAACCCCTATTAGGTAAATTTCACGCTTTCCATCCTGGTTAATTTGTGATCTTATTAACGCTTGATCTATAAGCTGAGAAACCCATTTTGATATGGATACTTCGCTAACATTATACAAATCTGCAAAGTATTTGTTTTTTGCCCAGCAAACGCCTTTTTTGTTAGATAGGGCGGTTATCTCGCCATAAAGTAATTTGGCATTAGGGGATAGTTTCTCATTATACCTAACCTCCGCTGGTATTATCGCATAGTAGTTTGGTTTCATATCTAAGCGTTTTCCACTAAATTTTTTATCCTATCACAAAATGATCTAATATCGCCAAAGATTCTCTGAAATTCATCCAGCGTTATCTTATTGTCCTCATACAACTCCCATAGCGTTTCTATCAGTAGATCATACTCAGCTCTAGTCATAGTGCCGATATATTCAAACCGAATAGAAACATCTCCAGCAGTGGTATTTGTACGCCACATTCTTTGATCTATTTCATTCCAGTAAACATTTTTATAATCAGTCATAACTCATATAGTTATCTATAATTTCTTTTGCGGCATCAAACGAATTACACCACTGAGCATCCCAGGAGGCATTTTTAAGGCGTTTTAAGCAATCTTTTTGGTTTTCTGTAGGTTTATTATATCCTACTTTTAATTCGAGCGCTAAGCCGCTGTAATTAGTTTTAGATGAAAATAATAAAATATCTGGTACTCCAGCCACTCCGCCTAAGTATTTAAACTTGTAGCGTTCAAATGGTGAGCGCTTGCCCTCATTGGGTACATGAATAGCAAAAGTGCCAGGATACTGCATCTTAATATAATTCATAACGCTGTTTTGGAGCTTGTCCTCTTTTGTTAAATATTTTTCGAATGGATTTTTTGTTGGCATATCTTAAATATCCTGGGTGTATAAATTTAGGTATTATTGCTTTTGGAGTTTTCCAATCATTTGATTTTAACTGGTTTACCTCCTTAAACAAAATTATATAATTCCTTTTAAATTCTGGATCAGTTTGAAATAAATCTTTGCAGCTCCTAATGTTATGTAATGCTGAGGCGTGATCTCGTTCCATAGATCTACCAATTTCTGAAAGTGATTTTTTTGTAAACTCTCTGCATAATCCAAAATAAATTTTTCTAGCATCTACTAAATGCCTTTTTCTAGATCTAACATTTATAAAGAACCCAAAATGATTTTCCACCTTTCTTTGTATTTGTTGTAATTCCATATCTATAATATTAAAGCGCCATCATCCATATAACCAGCAGCTCTATAACCTTTGGCTATTCCGCTGGCTAGATACAGTTTCCAATCATCTATAGCCGTATTATAAGCATCTCTGCCCTGTTTTATCATATCATCACTTAGAGCATAAACCTCTACGCTATATGGATATTTAGTTTCTACTGTTATAAATCTAAAGTTTTCTGGAGGAAAACCTAGCATATCAGAATAAAAACACGCCTGTAAATGGTAAGCGAATTTATATAGGTCCCTCCTAAATGCTATAGGTGAGTTATCCTGGCAAGTTTTAACATCACCGATCCAATTATCACCAAATACATCTGGGCGCACTCTAAAATCTAATCCATTTACTTTGCCATAGTGAGAAAGCTCCACAGTTCCAGTGCAATACTTTTGCGCTAGATCATGCTGCTTAAAATTGTACATAATACCAGATATGATTTCCATATCCTCATCCCTTAATATTTTGCGATCCCCAGCCAGCTTTTCGTGCTTTGCTTTTATTTGCTTTCCCTCTTTAGTGCGCCCATCGTATTTAGGTACTAAATAATAATCTTTATCAAATTGCTTTTGTCCCTCTAGCATTATGGTATGAACAGCAGTCCCTAGAGCCATTGCTGGCGATTCTGTAAACTTAGCTTTTAAATAATGCTGTACCGATTTTTTATAAATCATTTTCAATCCACTCGCTGATATAGATTTATGTGAATGGTACTCCTCGTTAGTGTCCTGTTTAGTATTTAATGTTATTCTCATCTAGTTTGGTTTTTAAATAATTTACTTGATCTCTTAATAATGATACCTCATTTCTGCTATTGGCAACATATTCCAATAATACCATAATCCTCTCCTCCATATATTTGATATCATCTGCTTTCCAGGAGCCATCTTTGTTGTGTATTGTATTAGCCATATAAGTTAAATAAAAAGGGCAGCCTTTTACAGCCGCCCTGGTTAATTAGAAAGGTAAATCCTCATCCTGTGCTACAGGGTTTATCTGCTTAGTTACCTCCTCTTTTTTTGGCTCCCATTGATCTAATTCAATGTACTGCTTTCCGCTTTTAGCTGTAAGTACGTTTAAGTTTACCCAGCCATTTTTAGCGTTCTTTTGTAAAAAAGGCACTGCCTCATCTACTTTGATGCTTACGTTTCCGATTACAAATTCTGGAGCGGATTCTCTACGTTTAAAGCTGAATCCATCTGCAAAAACTTTTTCTGCTGTCATGATTTATTTAAATTTATTAATTATTTGTGTTTTGTACTCATCACTTACTTTATACTCGCTGAGTACTTTACGAGCATTTTCTTTAGTTCCTTTTAATACCGCCGCCAGATCTGATTTAGTTAGAGTTGGCTTTTTAACTACAGCAGCTGGTTTTTGATTTTGATTAGATATCGCATTAGTAACCTCCTCAGCGGATGCTACAGAGGTATCAATACCTATTCCTAAATCACCTAAAGCTCTACCCTTTGATGATGTTTCACAATTTTCTAAAAAAGATGTTTGATTTATTCTACTACTGCTCATATACTCCTCAGCGTGTCCAGTAGCTCTGATCATTTTATTCTCATCAAAAATTACAGTTCTAAATTGTACTACACGATCTTTTTTGATTTGGCATACCTCATCTTTAATTTTAATACTTTCCATCCCCCAATTTTCGTATTTTTTAGTGGATCTAAAATATTTTATCCTTTCATTAACTTCTACATAATCTTTTCCATGGATTTTGATACTTTTTAATTCATTCATAGTTCTAGGTTATTTAAATTTAATTTTAATTGTTTTAGCTTAATCAGCTCTGAATAAGTAAATCGCCCTGGATCCTGTAGCTTAGATCTCAAAGTAGCATAGGTAATACCTAAGTGATCTGTAACATCTAACCTCCTCAAGCCAAGGCGTTTTATCTCATTGATAAATTCTAATTCTAAATTATTCATATATAAAAAAAATAGGGGAGTTGCCTCCCCAGGGTTATTTTGTTAAAAATGTATATACTCATTTTTCCAAGCATTAACAACAGATTTTATTGATTTTACCTTTTGATATCCATTTTCAAATTCATCCCAACTTAAAAACGCATTGCGCCCTATCCAGTAAAATCTTTCCATTTGACAAGACTTGTCATATACGACACAACCATCTTTACCAGTAGTTAATGTTGTGTAAATTTCAATTTCATTTCCTTTTGATGTTGTAAATTTTGCTATTGTAGTACTCATAATTTCTAGTTGTTTGTTATTGTTTTACTTTGTAAAAGTAATAATAAATTATCAATATGCAAATATTTTAACAATTTATTTTAAAAAAAAATCCCCACTCAAGCCTAAACTATCATGGGGATCAGCAAACAAAAGGGATTGTTTAAACTGTTATTTTATTAGTTTTACATTAAACTTTGAATCTACATCATTAGTTTGATTAGGGCGGTGCATTGTTATTTCATATTCATTAGCTTTAATATCGTAGCGCATTGAATCTATATAACAGCTCGCATCCTCTCTAAAAGTTTCTGTACCAAAATCAATCCATACTTTATTATGAAGTGATACTGGAATCGGCTCATCTATAAGATTGTAAAAAGTACCCTCGTAGCGTGGCACAAAATCTCTAAAATCATTTAAAATTTCCTGGCTTACAATCCTATCCAAACTATTATAATCCTGTGCTGTAATTGCAAAATCTCTAGGGCGGCTATAAAAACCATCATATCCTCCCTGGTAACCATCAGCGCCTAAATAATTAGATACAAATACGCCTTTTACATCATATACAGCAGTTCTAGTTTTATTTACATTTTGTGCATTTGAAATGATTAGCTCAGTAGCATTATCATTAACCTCAGCAATAAATATCTTATCAAAATAGGTAGCATTAATTAAACCTAATCCAGAGGCGCTAGGGTATGTAGTAAATCTAGGATAGTGAATGTTTATAGTTACATCCATATCGCCCTCTACTTCCTCATAAGCATTTAACTCTAGCTCCACATTTTGCCAAGTTCCTACCTTAGTAAATGTAGGCAGCTTAGTTCTATTTTTTTGATTAATAGCAAATAATCCAGTTCCTGTTTGCCATTCATTGGTTTTCCAGTTGTAATAAATTAAATCATTATTAGCATCATAAGCGTTTACTATCACAGCTATCTCATACTTCCATACATCATTAAAATTTACCTGGGTATAATCTGGATCACAATAAAAAGAGAAACCTACTTTTAGTTTTTTAGTTTCATCAGTTGTTATAGTATTCATTACAACTTCATAGGTTTCATCAAAATCTTTATTTTCCCTAGCGTGTACAGTTGTTTTTATTGATTTATTTCCTACTAGTACATAATCCTCATTAGTATTTATAGAGGTATTTGGTCCTAAAGTATAATCATGATCATCATATAATAGCTGAGGATTCTGATTTATTATTTTATCGCTCTGTACTTTTACATCATACTTTACAGTTTGATATGGGCGTAAATATTCTTTATACAAATCAGCGCCAACTGGTTTTAAATCTGTAGGTGCTTTAAGTAGTATATTCTCATCAGTAGTAAACTTATAATTACCTAGGCGATCGTAAACCTTGTACTGAGTTATCTCCTCTCCAGTATCTATTAGCTGGTTTTTTATTGATAATCCAATATTAAAATTAAACTGCTGATTAATATTAGTATCTATTAGATTGCTATTTGATACAACATACCAGCGCCCTTGAGATTGAAATACTCTTGAGTTTGTAGCTCTTAAAAATGATTCTAATACCTCTTTAGCGTTTCTAAAATCTAGCTTATCATATACGCCAAACTCATTTAAAACTATATCATGGTATAAAGTATCATCAGCTCCACCTCCAGATTTTCTTATAGTATTGGCTACATATATATCTAAATCTAGTTCTAAATAATTGAGGATGTAATACATATAAAAAAACATCGTATCCTCATTAGAATCATAACCACCATCAGCAGCATTAGAATAGGGCGCATCATAGGCATCTAATGTACCCAAACCATCATACGCCACTAATTTTATAGGATTAGGATATGGCTGTAGGCTTTCCTGGTATTGATCGGTTTGTAACCATCCCTCCCAGTATATCTCAAAACTGTTTTCCTCCTCCCAGAAATAGTTAGCTTGCTCCCACTGATCTATTTCAGTATTCCAAACTTTATCCTGGTCTAAACCAGTTGAGATTCTTACTTTGTACTCACGCTCACTGGCTCTATAAAAAGCATCATAGCTAGTATCAGCAGTTTCAAATAAATTTAGCTCGCAAGTTGATCCAATTATAGGAGTATAGAAATCATCATCACCCTCCCATTTTATTACTACTGGATTAGCTTGCCCTATAAGCGGAAAAACCTCACCAGAGTAATCTTTTTGCAATATTTCTACTCGCCTTAGATTTCCCTTTACATCGGAAAATACTAGCCTAAATTTAGTTCCGTATGCCATTTACTTATTTTATTCTGCTACGATTTCTATCGGCTCTTTGCAATGCCACTACTAAATCCTGTCCATTTATTTTAAACTCTCCGCCTACGTTTACATTTTGGCTACTGCCTCCCATCATTCCCTGGAGTTTATCTAATGGCGCAATTACCTCTGGATTTGATTTAGCTCCTGGATACTCACCCATCAGTCCCATAGTAGGTCCAGAAACTATTCCTCCATTTGCGAATTTTGGAATCGCTGCAAATGCTGCCATTACACCACCTACAGCAGTCGCTATAAATGCTGGAGTTGTTACGATAGCGGCTGGACCAGTAGCAGCACCAGCAGCAGTAGCACCAGCTATAGATTGAGCAATAGATTGCGCCAAAAACATTGATATGAGTTGTAGTATTGTGCTAAGTATTCCGCTTAGGAATCCTTGGAATCCAGATTCAGCTAATCCTAAAGCTCCGATAGCAGCCTCTCCAAAATTATAAAAAGCGTTAGCAACTTCACCACCTACCATATCTCCAAGCTCTCTCATTCGCTCATTTTTGGCAGCCAGATTTTCCAATGCTACAGCGGTTTGATTCGCCTGGTTTTGCATAGCTAATAAACCACTTAGAGCATTATTTATCTCTCCTGGATCTGGCGCACTAATACCACCTAAACCATCCGTTTGAACTTGTTGAGCAGCTACAGGAATATTAGCTTGAGCAAATTCACCAGTAGCAAAATCAAAATCCCCTTTTTTAATATCTAAGCTAAAACCAGCTCCTCCAAATTGCCCTCCTTGAGCAATACTTTTTAAATCTTTTAATCTATTAGTTAAAACCTCTGTATCATTAGTAGCATTTTGTAGTGGCTTTCCTAGATTTTCTAAAGATGCTTTTAACTCAGCATTTGCTTTGGCAGCTGCCTCAGCTTCTTTTTTCTTTTCCGCTAATGCCTCTGCTGCATCTTCCGCCTGTAGAGCTGCAAATTTTAAAGGATTACCTAATGATTTAAGTAAGTTGAAAAATGTTTTTGTTCTGCTTACGGCTGGCTCTAGCCTGTGTAAGTACTCTACAAAACCAGCTACCAATGTAACTACAGCAGCAGCAATAGCGCCCACTGGATTAGCCAGCATTGATACTGTTAATGTTTTAAATGCGCCAGCTACTTTCATTATTATAGGTAGAGCTGTAGCAAAGCCAGAGGCTACTAAACCTATTCCAGAGGACATTGTGCCTAGCACTACCAATAGCGGACCAGCAGCTGCGACTAAACCAGTCACAACAATAATAACTTTTTTAGTTTGCGGCTCTAATTGCTTGAATCTAGCTGTTAGATTTTGAATAAATTTGATAAAATCCTGTGCTAGTGTTTTTATATCTAATGCTTTGAATATTTCATTTCCTAATTCTGCAAAAGCGATGTTTAAATTATCTTTTACAGTTGATGCAATACCAGAAATTGTTTGGGATAGTTGTGCCATACCACCCTCAAATTTACCTCCCTCTGATGTAGCTTGTTGAAATGCTTTTATTAATACAGGAAAAGTTACAGCACCCTCAGAAACTAATTCTTTAATTTCAGATTTTGCAACTCCCATAGAGTTTGAAAGCATATCAATAATTGGCACGCCATTATTAATAAGCTGCAATAAATCCTGTCCCATTAATCTACCAGCGGCAGCAACTTGTCCAAAAGCAACTGAAATACCCTGTAAATCGCCTCCAGAAACTGCTGCAATATCACCAATCATTTGTAGGTGATTATAAGCATCCTCAGCACTTACACCAAATCCCATCAAAGTATTATTAGCCTTTACAAGCTCATCTAATTGAAATGGTGTACCAGCTGAAAATTTAACTAATCTCTCAAATGCTTTTGCACCTTTTTCAGCACTACCAGTTAAAACATTTAATTGAGTTTTTAATTTTTCAAAATTAGCCGCTGATTTTAAAGCTACGCCTCCAGCTAATCCTAGAGGTAGCGTTAATCTAGTTGAAAGTTTTTTGCCTACATTAGAAACTGTAGATCCAAAGGATTGTAATTTACCAGATGCTGTATTTAGTGCCTTTGTTAGCTTACTAGCATCCCCTATAATATCTACTCTTAATTTTTGATCTGCCATAGTACAAAAATACTAAAAAAAAAGGCGTTATAATTTAACGCCAGCTGCCATAGCTTTAGCTTTAAATTTTTCGTAATCCTCCTTAGTGCCTTTAGGTTTTTGTGGCTTGTTAAACTTATCCTGTGGTAATGGAAAAAGTTTCTCTGGTTTGATCATGTGCTGGCGCTTTTGGCAGTTTACATTATGTAGCATAGTAGCTAGATATCTAATGCGCTCCCATTCCAGGTTTTGCTTTATCATGTAGGATTCGCCTAAAAGTTGATTTTCTCTCCAGGTGTGTTTCCAAAACTTATCTGGATCTATGCCAGCTTGCCCTATATAATAATCCTCTATATCATCCCAAGTGAGGGAGCTGGCTACTTCTTTCCCTGGGTGTTGGCTACAGTTTTAGCCTGGCGATCTATTCCCATATTTAGATCATTACCTAAAATACGAGATTCCATCATAGCAGCTATCATTTTCTCTAGCTCCTCTTGACCTAGATCCTCAAGCCATGCGCCTACTTTAAATTGATTGTAATCTATCTCATTGCCCTCCTCCTGGTCATACGCTAACATAGCACTATAAACTAAAGCTCGAATAGCTGAAATAGAAACGCCACCAGAAAATAGATCACCTATTTTATCTAGTGGCACATTCATTATCTCTGTAAAATTTGCCCAGAAATTCATGCTAAAGTGTAGCGTAACATTACGCCCACCTAGCTTAGTGGTATAATACCCTCTCCTCTTGTTTGCCATTATGTAGTAACTTTATTTTAGTTGGTCGACTTAGTGATTGCTCCTGTCAATGTAATTGAACCGCTGTAGCTTACTGGTGACTCCATTTCAGCGCTCATTTCTACACTAGAAAGGAATCCCTCAGCAGTATAAATAGAATCGCCTGTTTCAGCAGTTCCAAAAACACAAGTTAATTGAGTTCTAGCTAGTAAGTAGTCAGCTAATTCAATAGCATTAGCAGTATCATCATAAGCTACTAACCCATCAAAAGAAAGCTCTCCACTCATTACTCCACTTATCACTTCCTGGAAGCCGTTGCTATCTTTAGTAGTGGCTTCTGGCAAATCATTGTTGAGTGTTAATGTACAGCTAGTAGTGTGACCTAAAGCTGTGTCCTCGATCTTTAATATTAAGTTAGTTCCGTTAAATACTCCTGTTGTAGCCATTGTTATTTAAATTTTATACAAATATAGTTATTTTATTATTTATGTTTTTGCTTATGCTAATGCTATTGCGTTAAATAAATATATCTTCAACTGTTCCATTAGTTACCACTTCCTTCATTAAAAATAGCAGTTACTTCAGCACTTGTAATTGCTCTGTCGTATATTCTAATTTTAGAGATTTTACCATCAAAACTATCCTCTCCTATTGAACCACTACCAAAACCTGCTGCAATTCGCAAAGGTACATTTGACGCAACACTAGGTACTTCAGTAAGATTTGGTCCTGTATATAGGGTGTTCATAGTAATCTCACTACCATCAATATACGCTTGATATTTTCCACCTGTTCCTGATGCGTGCGTTTGTGAACCATCAAAAACTGCTACTATATGTGTCCATACTCCCGTTGAAAATACATCAACAGAACTTCTGCTGCCTTCAAAATTAGAATCATATAGATACCAAGTAAATTTTGCATTAGTTGTGTTAAAACCAAACAATAAAGTCGAACCGCCTTCGTAAGTAGAAATAATACTTTGATTACCACTTACAGTATCAAAATTGACCCAAGCCGATATACTCATTCCTTCCTTACCAGATAATACTTGTAAAACATCATTTGATAAAGAAAAATAATCTGTTGAAGTATTATTAGTGTCGTCAAAATCAAAATAACTAGAAGAAAAAGTAGGGGAGTTTACTGCTGTAGCGTGATAAACATTAGGGTAATTATTTTTAGTAAATAGGTAGTTTTGCATTACTTCATCTGCTGAAAGTTCTTCAGAGTATATCCTCACTTGACCTATTTTACCGTCTAATTTGTCAAAAGTACGGTCTGTTCTTCCGCCTATAGCTAAATCACTTACTGTGGTACCCATTGTATCACTTAATGAAGCTGTATCAATTAATTCTCCATCAAGATAAAGTTTTAGTGTAGCTGTAGAATTAGAATTTTCTAAAGTAAACACAGCGTGATGCCAAGTATCATCACTAACTGTACCTGCATTTGCTCTACCTATTAATCCATCACTTGAATTAAATGTATCTACATAAAGGTTTGAATAAGAGCTAAACAATCTCCATCCACCTGTACCACTTCGAGTATGTACAAGAGTTTCCCCATCATCTGTTGTATCGCTTGTAAACCAACACTCTACTGTAATACCTGTTGTGGTTGTTGGGTAAAATGCACTATTACCTGTAACGGTCATATAATCATTAGTACCATCAAATTCAAACCAGCCTCCTATTTCTTGGTCGTGCTGATTAGCATCCATAGAAGTTAAAGTAGCATTATGCCCATTTGTTGTTAAGTCGCTCCAAGTAGAGCCATCCGAACTAGGGTCATAAGAATCAGTATTACCTGCATCTAAATGCAATTCTAAATTAGTGTCATCTACTAAATCAGTATAAATATAATCTACTCCGTGTCTATAGTTCTGTGCTATTTCTGATGCTGAAAGTACTTTAGAATATATGCGTGCAGCGTGCATCTTACCTTCAAAGTCGTTAAGGTTACCTAAAGTGTATCTGCCCAATACAATATTTACAGCACTATCTTTTCTTATTGTTCCACTACCTGTTGATGTTTGTTTAAATTCTCCATCAACGTATATATTTACGACAGGGTTTACATCGCTACTAAAAGTAAATACAACGTGAGCAAGCGTATTGTTGGATATAGAATACCCAGACGAAAAGTTAACAACAGCTCCATTACTAGAGTTATAAGCAACTACATAAGGTGTACCGTAATTATTAAAAAGCATAAGGCCATAACCATCGGTTGTTCCATAATACAATAGAGTGTTTGTATCGCTACTTGTATCAGGTGTAATCCAAAATTCATAAGTAGTTCCTGTTGATGCAGGTTGTAATGCGGAATTGGTAGTTATTTCAATATAATCTCCTGTATTTTGAGTAAAGTCGAACGAACCATATCTGTCAATATCGTAAGGAGGTGAGCCGTTTATAGTTCCATTTCTACTATTGCCGCTTATATCAGTCCAAGTAGTACCACTACCGTCATAAGAGGTAGAATCACTAGCATTAAGATGCAGTTCTAAATCATCGGCATTATCAGACAAAGGAATTGTTACATCGTGTTCTGATATATCGTACCAAATAGAGCCATCTCCATCGTAGCTATCTACATCGTTAGCATCTAAATTTAAAATAAGGTTTTGCTCTGCACTAGCTGCTGCACCACCATTACCTGCTACTGCTACTTTAGGAAAGATTTTTTTATTCAATGCCATAAAGCAAATTTTAGAAGTTAATGTCGTAACGTAAAATATCTGCTTTCGTAGTTAGTGCGTTTATCTCACTCTCTTTTGCTAATACACTTGCTCTAATATCATCTCTTTCTGTTTGTGTGGCAGAAGGTATAGCAGTACCCTTTTCAGCTTCTCTTATTACCATCCAATCTGTTGACTGTAATTTATCGTAGCCTAACTTTTTTAGGGCATCTATTTTTTTAGTTTTTAACTGTGCTACTGTTTCAGAAATTGTTTTATCTTTTACATCGTAAATAAATACTGAGCGTGGTTCTGATATTCCATCGTCATAACTATCGTCAAAATGTAGATTGTGTATAACTTGAGTTATAGGGTCATACGTTGGAGTGATAACATCGTAAAAGCCATAATTTTCTAATTCTTGACTAGATAAGTTGTCAAAGCCTCCCATTACATTGCCCCAACTTTTAGGTATTGAGTTAAATTTTTCAATTTTACCTTTTATTATTATTGCTTTCATATTAGGATGCTATTTGTGAGATTTGATACCAAGCTGCGCTGGTAGATATAAACTTAAATTCTATAAGGTTTTTAGTTGCAGAAGTGTCATCATAATCACCAGCAATTTTATTAAACGTTCCAGCAGAGCCATTAATATTTTGTAGTGTAAGCGTATAAGAACCACCGCCCCCAGTTACTTCTAAAGTAACGACATCACCAATCTTTACGTTTGTGAAGTCAATAGTTGCAGAATGCCCAGCAGTCCAAGTGAAAATATCTGCGCTGGATGAATCGATAGTTATAGATGCGCCAGAAGTCACAGCACTTGCAGCTGTGTATCTATCTTCTAAAACGTCGTGTGTTACTTTAGTTAATGCCATTTTTTATTTTTTACAAAGTTACTAAATCCCAATTTGTTGTTTCTTCATTCCATTCATATCGCTGTCCATCGTCTGGCATAGCTACTGGTGCTTCCCATAGGCAACTATCTTCATTTAAAACCCAGCTATCAAATGGTTTTGGCGGAATAAAAGCATCACGAGATTCATCGTATGTATATCCTATTCCTGCATAGTTTTTCCTTAAAGGTGTACCTCCTAAAGAATGGATTCCTCCTATTGTATTATATGATGTTTGAATCCATTTTCCAGGTGAATCATCAACAAAATTGTCAAAAAATGATGCTTCTGCTACAATTACTTTAACTACTATTCCTTGCTTAACTTTTGCATAATGTGCCATTTTTATATATTTTTAAATTGTATAAGAGCCAGATGATTCAAACTTTATTATAGTGTAATCGCCATCAGTTGTTATTGTTGGATTTCCAGTAGTAGCTCCAGTATAGTGATTAGTAGGAACTTTAAATATTACAACGCCAGAACCTCCATTTCCTCCTTGCTCATTACTGGATAAGTTTGTGCCAGCTCCACCTCCACCGCCTCCAGTGAAATCCGTTCCATTTGCGCCAGCGCCAGATGAATTTCCAGCTCCACCGCCTCCAGCTCCACCAGCACCAGCTGTTTTACCTTGGTAACTAGCTGCGCCTCCACCGCCTCCTCCAGCATAATAAGCTTGAGTACCTGTAATATTAGATTGAATTCCAATACCTCCATCTCCAGCAACGGTTGACGTTGAATTACCACCAGCAGCTCCAGCTCCCCCTCCTCCACCTCCAGGATAACCGGAAGGAGAGGCACCACCATCGTTACCCTGTCCAGTTGTACCAGACCCAGATGTTCCATTTGCAGAAGCTCCACCTCCAGAACCACCATCTGTACCACTTTGGACTTGCTCTTGACCGCCAGCTCCACCACCAATACAGGTTAAAGAAACACCTGTTCCTGTAACAGAGGAGTTTGTTCCATTAGCACCTTGAGATGCGGTAGTTGTACCTGCTCCACCACCTCCAACAGTTACAGTTAAAGTATTACCAACTGTAGGGCTAGATAAAGTTGAGGTTAATAATCCTCCAGCTCCACCACCACCAGCTGGATTGCCATAACCATCATAAGGAGAGTTAGCAAAATTATTACCACCAGCACCTCCTCCAGCGACTATTAAGTATTCAAGAGATAAAGGTAGCGCTGGACCAGAAAAAGAACTATTACTTTCATTAACAGCATTGTAAGCTATCCAACCTTGAGTTGCATCTACATAAACCATAGATACCCCACCTCTTTCATAATTTATTACAACATCATCAGATGCGCCATTAATATTGTCACTCGATGTTATTGTGATATTGTTAGTATCGGCAGTACCAGCGTAATCAACTATAGAAACCTCATCACCAGCACTAGGTGAGCTAGGCAGTGTTACAGTAATTGCAGCACTTGTAGTATTAACAAAATAACCCTCTCCAGCTGTGGCTGTAAAGTTTACTGTTTTGTCATCAGTAACCCAGCTAATGCCTCCGCCACCAGATGAACTAGGCACAATATGAACTACCTCTATAGCACTACCATTAGGAGGTGCAGTGGAAAATGTAACAGTAGTGCCAGAGGTTGAATAGTTATCTTTTGATTGGTAAACACCATCTATAAAAACTTGGGTATTGTTTTCAGTGGTTATACTATGAGTTAAATCAAATGTAGTATCTGATCCATCGCCAGTAAATGTATCTACCTTAACACTACCCACAACAGATTTTAGGTGCATTACCTCTATGTTATCAGTTCCAGTATTTGGTGCTGTTGTAAAAGTTAAGGTTGTACCACTTACAGAAAAATTATCTTTTGACTGGTAAACGCCATCTATATAAACTTGTAAATTGTTTTCTGAATCACAGCTTGAGGTCAAAGTGAAAGCTACTGTAGATCCATCGCCATCAAAGGTATCTTGTTCGATATCTAAAGTGCCAGCAGCACCTCCACCACCAGAGCCAGCTATAGCACCCCATTCTGTAGTGTAACCCTCAAACTGCCCATCTGTAGTATTGTATCTAAACATTCCAGCTACAGGCGTTCCTGGGCGCTGTGCAGTTGTACCATCTGGAACTCTAATTGCTCCAGTAGTATCTATATCTATAATCTCGCCAGATTCTGAAATAGCTGAATCTGTAATCGTATTTGTATCAGATAACTTTGGTAATGTACCAGCAGTACCAGTACCATCTACCTTGCCATCTAAAGCAGTTTGTAAACCATCTACATTAGCTATGGTATGATTATGAGAATCATCCGATATAACAATATTGTTATAAGTACCAGAAACATCACCACTAAAATTAGTTGTAGTGGTTAAAGCTGTAGAGGCATCCTGTTTAGTTGCTATTGAATTTGTTACTGTAGTGGAAAAACTAGCATCATCCCCTAAAGCAGCAGCCAACTCATTTAGTGTATCTAGTGTTGCTGGAGCGGAATCTACTAAGCCAGCTACCTCAGTATCTACATAATCTTTTACAGCAGCAGAGGTAGGTATCGTGGTATCATTATCATTAGATGATATGCCCTCTGATTCGGTTACTAATGCACTATCATTTATCTTATCGATAGTTACTGCATCATCCGCTATTACCTTTGTTGTTACCTTAGTAGCTGCCATATTTCTATTTTATACAAAATTAATGTTTTTTAGGTAAACCTTAGAAACTTATCATCACCAGCTACAATGAGTGTAGATCCGTTTGATGATAAACCTCTAGCTCCTGTTCCAATATCTTTTATACCAGTTAAATTCTCGCCATCTGAACTAAATATCAAACCACCCCTATCACTTTCAGATCCACTAGCGCCACTAGCATAACCTAAATAAAATTTATTATTAGCAAATATAGCTGATTCTATGTATCCAAAATTTTCATCACTAGTTGTTGTAGTTCCAGGCGTATATGTCATAACATTTTCATCATAATAATGATCCTCTATAGCTGTCCAGGTATCGCCATTATCATCTGAATAAATATATAAAGTTCTACCGCTATCATGTACTCTTGGCGTAAAAACCCAATTTCCATCGCCATCTGTTACTAGATGAGCATTATTAAAATTACTTCCAGATAATGTAGATGAGGTATATGTATAATTGCTAACACTAGGAAATGGTATAGCTGTATTTGTTACAAAATTATTATCTGTAACCACAAAGCATGGCGAATAATCATTGCTATTAGTCCATCCAATAGTAATCATTCTACCATCATTACCTACAGCTAATGGGCGATATTGGAATGTTCCTTGGTAGATAATACCTCCTGTAGAAACTGGAGTAAATCCGCCACTACTTAAATCCCACCCTCTAAAAGTACTATTATCTAAATAATAAACATGATCATCATAATAAATAGCATTTGATGCAGTAGATCCACCACTAGAGGAAAACCTAGTTCTATATATATCTAAATCAGATAGATATGTAGTATCGCTAATAGAATTTGGCTCTGATCCGAATATCCACCTAGTTAAATTATTTTGATCTACAGTAATTAAATAATCACCAGCTACAGTGAATTTAGATTTTTGATCAAATAAAGATGTTTTTCTAGTCCAGCTTATACCATCATCATCTGAATAATAAGAGGCATCTGTTACAGATGTTCTATTAGAAACAAAATGATACCCATCAAAATAAACAGCATCCTCTACATCTATAGATAATGCAACACTATCATCATCAGCAGTTATTGTATTAGTTAAATCATTAATGGTTAATCCAGCCGATTTGCCATAAAATTCTGTAATGGCGTGCTGAGGCGTTAAACCTATATCAGTAGATAATGTAGAAAGTGAAACATTGCTAAGAGATACGCCATACTCATTGGCAATATCTGAGAATCTAATTTGTCCGCTATCGGTTATTGCCATTACTATTTATTTTCAAGCGTTTCTATACGTTCTAATAGCTCTTTATTTGTTTGTATTAGTAAACCTATAATAGCGTTATAATCTACCGCCTTATAGCTTTTATCGCCCTCTAGCGATTCAATATCTTTTACAGCTCCTGGTAATACTTTTTCTACATCCTGTGCAATTACTCCACCGCCATTTTTACCATTCTTTTTCCAGGTAAACTCAACTCCTTTAAGTTGTTTTAGTTTATCAGTGGCGCTCTCTATTTCTTTAATATTATCTTTTAAACGCTCATCAGATGAGGTAGTAGTAGAGTAAGCAATAATATCGCCATCTACATGAAGATCGCCATCCTGTTCTAATCTCATTCTATTGTTTCCGTTGGTGTAGAAATCAATAGCAGTATTGTTATTGAAGTAGATATAATCAGTTGTATCTAATCCAATATGAGTGATCCCATCTCTTAAATCTGGCTCTATGCTAAATACGTTTGATCCAGATAAATCCAAACCAGATCCAGCAGTATAAGTGCTACCCTCTCCAGCAGTTTCTGTAGCTGTAGTTACTCCTGTAAGGTGTCCAAACTCATCTACAGTTACATTCTGGATATATGTTCTACCAGTGTTAGAAGTAGATGCTAGAGATGAAGTATCAGCGTGACTAAATGCAGTTCCAGTTAAATCTAATCCATTACCACTGGCGCTATAAGTTGTATCAGTTACTGTTTCAGTTCCAGTAGATAGTGAAGTAATATGCCCATAGGTATCAACTCCAATAGATTGTATGTAGGTGCGCCCAGTATTTGTGCTACTAGCTTGGCTAGATGTATCACTGTGGCTAAATGTAGTGCCTGTAAGATCTACTCCAGAGCCAGCACTATATGTTGTATCTGTAACAGTTTCTGTAGCAGTTGATAAACTTGTAACATGACCATAAGTATCTAAGCCTACTGATTGAATATAAGTACGCCCAGTATTACTAGAACTCGCTTGAGTTGATGTATCAGCGTGCGCAAATGTGGTAGATGTTAGCGACATTCCACCGCCAGCAGTATAAGTTGTATCGGTTAAAGATACAGCAGCTGTGCCTATGTTAGTAATATGCCCAAAGCCATCTACTGAGATAGATTGTATTACTGTGCCGCCAGAGTTAGTAGAGCTTGCCTGGCTAGATGTATCAGCGTGAGATAATCCATTTGTATCCTGGCTTAAACCAGATCCAGCAGCTACACTATATGTATTAGAGGTAAATCCTATTCCACCTCCAGCAGTTGGGCGTAAATTTTCCCAAGCGCTACCAGAGTAGGTTTCATATTTAGAAGTGCTAGTATTGTATCGAATCATTCCAATCTCTGGAGCAGCTGGGCGATTTGCAGTAGTAGATACTGGCAATACAAGTGCGCCTGTAGTATCTATATCTATAACCTCGCTAGATTCAGAGATGCTAGAATTACCTATTTCGTGGTTTGCTGTAAACTTTGGTAAATAGTTAGTAGTACCAGTACCGCTTATTAAAGTATCGGATCCTGGCGCTAAAGTTACTACCTCTATCTCTACTCCACTTTCTGGAGCTGTTGTAAAGGATAAAGTAGTGCCACTAATTGAGAACTCTAAACCATCCTCATTATTTTGATAAACCCCATCAAAGTAAACAGATATTTGATCTACTGAATCTACAGTATCTGAAATAGTGAAATCTGTTGTAGATCCATTCCCTGTAAAGCCATCTTTGGTAGCCTCTAAATTAACTGTAGCGCTACCACCTCCACCAGTTCCTGTAGTCCAAGAAAATGAACCATCGCCATCAGATGTTAAATATTGTCCAGATGTACCATCGCCAATAACATTCAACTCATCAGCTCCTATAGCGTTATTACTAACGGAAACAGTTAAATCACCAGTAGTAGTATCTACAGCTAAAGCGTTTCCAGCGGTTACAGAAGTAACTACATCATCATAAGAAAAAGTACCATCACCATCTGAGATAATAACTTGCCCAGCAGTTCCGTTGCCTGTTATTTTTAATTCACTAGCACCTACTGAATCAGCAGCTATTTTATCATCAGTAACTGAGTTAGATGCTAACTGTGAAGTATCTACTCCGCCATTTTTAATGCTAAATACTTCTGATGTTTCCGTAAGTGTTACCTCATCAGCACTATATGTAGTATCTGATGTAGTAGCTGTACTGATTGCAGTTATATGCCCAAAGGTATCTAATGTAATAGATTGTATGAATGTATCACCAGTATTTGTAGAACTAGCTTGAGATGAAGTATCCTCATGGCTAATAGTTGTACCAGTAATATCTATTCCATCGCCAGCCACTAGAGTTATAGATTCATCTGTTTCAGATGCAGTAGTAATTCCAGTAACATGACCAAATTGATCTAACTGGATGCTTTGGATATATGTTCTACCAGTGTTTGTAGAGCTAGATTGATCTGATGTATTTTCGTGGCTAAAAGTTGTACCAGTTAAATCTAAACCAGTGCCAGCAGTATAAGTGGTATCAAAATCAGTAGATACAAAATTTAGCTTTCCATTTGTATCATCATAGGTTACCTGGATATTTGTTTCAGTATTTCCAGAAACCATAGCACCGATCAGATCCTGTAGATCCTCAGTATTTACAGATAGCGTAACATCGCCCTGGCTGGCATCGGCATCTATTCCAGTTCCGCCTGTAATTGATTGCACTGCTACACTAGAAACATCAACCCAATCTGTACCAGTTAAAGTACTTTTTAGAATCTGCCCATCTGTGCCTGGCGAATTTAGAGAATCTTTTATAGCACCATCTACTCTGAGATCACCCTCTACTCTGAGATCTCCATCTGTATTTACATGAAGTCCAAGCTCATTGCCCACCCCATCGGTGAGCTGCTTATCAGTTGCACCTATCTCATCGTTATCAATCGCTTTTACTATTGATTGATATGTATCTTTTATTTTATTGCCAGTGTATGATGCCATCTAAGTATTTTCTACAAATTTAAGGATTTTTAACTATCCCAATTATCCTCTATATCTTCAAATCTATCATTACGCCTATGCCAGAATAGATCTTTTATTTTTTCAATAACCTTTTTACGAAACCTACCAGCTTTCTGCTTTAATGTTCTCTGTACTCCTATCATTGTGGTACATGGCGCAAATAAGCTATTATATGCCCTTTAGTTAGTGTTAGATCAGTAAAGTTGCCATAAATAATCTGCCCATCTAAAAGATCATAATTAACTAAATCTGTATCACCAGCTGGCGTATCATTAGTGCCGCTAAAAGTTGCTGAAATAATGCACTCTATCATACAATAATACTCACCGCTGGGCGTTGTAAGGTTTTCAGTATTTTTTATCAAAGTGCGCATACCGAAATCACCAAAGCTCATTCGGTGAAAGTTATTAGCTGAGTATAGATCTTTTGTTGCCATTATTTCGTTTTATCTTTTAGTTTCTCATATGTTCTTAATCCACCTAAACCTAGCATCCCCATTAGTACTGTGAAAAGGCTGTTTGTATCAAACTCTACTGGATCAATGTCAGTATAAGCTATCAGCAATGGCATTACTATATAATGAAAGCCAAAAGCAGCTGCGCAAATCCAGCCGACCATCGGTCGCCAGCCACTAACAAAAATACTCCTATTCTGAGCCTCTACTTTATTAATCTCTGCCTGGAGTTCTATAAGGCGCTGAGGATCCATCTCTTTGCCTTTTATCGCCTCACGAATATCTAAAGCTAAACCACCTAAATTAGTGTTGCCTTTATTGCCTTTGCCCAGTAGAGATAATAAAAATTTAAACATAGATTTCATATGTAGTTTTTCTGCCTTTCTTTACAGCTCTAAGTACATTGCCTCGATTAGCTCTTGGACCTACATAAGATACATGAACCCAATCTGGATTATCATCATCCCCATGCTCCCAGATTAATTGATCGAAATCTAATTCATCTTTGATGTAATTAAATAACTCTGCATTAGTTTTCATACCAGTTGCATCTATATCAATAGCTTGCCCTTTGGTGTGCTGAGATGTACGCTTTGATCTGATTGCATCACAAAGATCTGGCGATCTATAAAAACTATTTACTCTGATCGGCTCGCCTGCCCATTCTCTGAGCGGCTCGAATACATTTTTGGCAAGTTTTTTCATGTTTTGCACAGCGCCCTCGTTTGGAGTATTCTCTATCTCTTTTTTCTCCGCTGTGGCTGAGTGAGTTGCTTCCCTCCAGCTGATATGTTTGCTGATAAATCTCATCGCTTATTTTTTTAGCTTTTTAATTTCCTCTTTGATATCGGCAAATTTATCCTCTACCCAATCTGGTATCTTATTTCCGTTCTCATCCTTAACAATGTTATAAGATGCTAATACCATAGCGATTGCTGAGATTGCAATAACTCCAGCGATAATAATCATAATTGTATCCATATTTATTGTGTTTGAATTAAAGTTTAAAGTATTTCCTACAGTTCCTGTTTTCACCTACGCTTATCCTTTTGGATCCATTCTAAATCTTTCATAAAATCTCTCATTTCGAGTTTCATAGATTTAACCTCATCCTCAAGGTTTCTCTGGTTTTTCCAGGTGTATTCTTTTTGATTATATTTTAATTTAGAAACTTCCTCCTCTGCAATAGTAATCCTATTTGAGAGTGTATAATATGATCCTATAATAGATGCAAACATAGCAGCTATCGTAATTATTTGGGTTAGCGAGATGCTGATATCAGCCTTTCCATCGCCATCGAGATCGATTCTACTCATTTTCTTTTATTTAGTTTATCGCTTATTTGTATAACAGTCCAAACTAATGATGCTAGTAGAACAAGCGTTGTTAAAATTGAATTTATATTCACTAATGATATCCCTAATGCTGATAAGTTAATTCCCCAGATTTTTAAATTCTCCATTTTCATAATTGTTCTACTCTGTTAGAGATGCTTAATACAGCTCTAAAGTACGTTTTATCTACACCATCTTCATATAGGTAGCTCGTTCCCTCGTTTGTGCAAGTGTAAACATTAAATCCATCAGCGCTCAAATCGAAATAATTATCTGATCTAGTGCGGATTAAATCTAATATTTCTGATGCTATTTGATTGGCTTGTAGCTCTCCGCCATCATCACCGATAAAAGATGTAACCACTTCAATTCTGGTAGCGCAATCTAGCATAAAGCTATCAGCATTCTGATCTACCTCATTAGAATCTACTGAGTAAACTCGTATATATGGCTCAGAGGCATCATTAGGCACTCTATTATAAATTGGTACATAACTGCCATTAACAGTAATTGCATCTGTTAGGCGGTTTATAATCGCTCTCCTTATGAAATGTATCGCCTCCATTATTTAAGTAAGTTATTTATTTTATTATCTATACTAGCTATCATCTTTTTAATTCCTTTGTTTACACTAGGATAGAAAAATGGTATCTCAGCTCCTGGGCGTTTTGGATTTTTACTACCAAACTCTACATATCCAGAATATGGTGCATCAGATCTTATCTCAGCTTGTTTATTATTTACTACAGCTTTTATATTTTTTCTTAGATTGCCAGTATCTACTGGAGCAATCTTTTTCATATCTCTAGCAATACCTAAAGCGCCTTTACCAATCTCTGTAGAAAGCTCTTGAGTATCTACACCTTTGAGCTTGGCTAATTTTGCCTGGAGCTTGTTATAATCCGATTTATTTAATTCTACTCTCATTAATCTAATTTAACCGCTTGCACTACAGTAAAAAAATCCTGTTTACTGTCATAGATTCCGCTTATTCTATATAAACCATCTTTGCCCTCTATCTTAATTAGATCATTATCCAGGATTTGATCTGCTGCCTTTTTCCTTAGCTCTAATTCAATAAAAACCTGGCGACCTCGTTTACCCTCAGTATCTGTTATATCGCCCTTTACATCCTTTTTGTTTGCCCATAGCGTTTCTACAGTTGCATTTGTGGAAGTAGTACCGCCAAACCCATCAGATGTTTTGGTTAATCTTTTTACTTCGATTCTAGTATTTAATCTACCAGCTCCCATTTAGAAATACATCGTTTTAAATGATTGCAAAATATCTTTAGTTTTTACTGGAACTTCATTTACAGCGCCCTCTACAAAATCAGCTCTGTAATCATAAAGGCTCGATACTAAATGTAATATAGCGTGTTTTACAAGCTCATGAGTTAATCCGCTAGTAATATAGGTTACCTTTACCTCTTTAGCTGGTAGTGATCCTATTTGGATAATAGTATCATCTAAACCATAGGTATCATAATCTACAGCAGTTCCCTCAGATGTAACTGATGAAATTGAGGTAATGGGCGCAAATGGCAAAGTAAAGCGCTGATCAACTTCCTGGAGGTAGAATGTTCTATTTTTTGCCACTATATCTTTTCCAATATAGTTTTCGCACCATTCTCTAGCAGTTGTAATCATCTGATCTATGATAGTATCATCTGCGCTAGTATCGATGCGAACAAAATCTTTTACATTCTGAGTAGTTACTACTTCACTGCCAGTTACAGAGTTGATCTTAATATCGTGCATTATTTCTTAGCTTTAGTGGTACGCTTTTTAGGAGTTTTAGCTTCTTTGGTTTCCTTTACTGCTTTCTCCTCTTTATACTCCTCACCGATACCCTTTATGATGTATTGGCGTGCTACTTTAGGATCCAGCTCTAAGATTTCACCCTCTTTGCGCCACCCAGCACCAGAGTAAACATCTTTAATCATTTTAATTTTCATAATGAATATATTTACTACAAAGATCAAAAAAAAGCGCCACTGTAATTGTAGCGCTTTAATAGTAAACCAAACAAACTATGATAGAAAAAATTTTCTACTCAAATGCAAAGTTATTAAAATATTTTTTGTTCTTACCAGTTAGCGAAACTCTTATCGATTGCATTTTTCCAGTATTTTTAAAAATAAACCACCCATTATAGAAATCACTCCATACCGCAAAATAATCAATGCTATCTTTAGTGTAGCTACGTTTATTGTTTTGGATAGGTACATTAACGCTATTCTGGCGATCATTAGAGGGAGTTTTTGTAGATGATTTTATTTGAACCTTTAGGAGGCGATGCCCTGTATCCACTATACAATCGTAAAGGGATGAATCTATAAGAGGCATGGATACCTGGTAGTTACGTTTCATGCACTCAGTGGCGAATAAGTATTCCGCCAAACAACCTCTCTGGTTATTGTCCACGAACTCAAAGCTACAAAAAAAACCCTAGATAGTATTTTACCTAGGGTTTACTTCAAATGAAAAAAGAACAAAACATCACAGCATAAATGCCTCAAAGCAAGTTGCGCTGCAAATATCTTCACCATACGTTGGGCGATCACAAACTCTGCAATAGCCTCCCTCGTAATCATCTGGCGGTGTGTGCGGATAAAATTCCATACCTATCTCTTTTTAATTTCCTCTAGCCTATCGGCAAAATCCCATATCTTATCACTAAGATACAAATAATCTGCTGGCTGCATTTTGCTCACCAGATTCTCAATGCTTTTTAAATAAAAATCATACGGATCATCCATTGTTATATCGTATTAAAGTAAATGAAATCAAAAACATAACTATGGCATCCCATATCGCCTGGAATCTAATGCCCAGGGAAAATCCCCAGGCAATAAATCCCACTATTAAAACAATCCTTACCCTTTGCTGCAAATCCATAATTTATAAATCGTAATAGATAAAAAGTATTAAATCTAAAAAGGCATACATCGAAACATAAGCCATAACATTAAAAACTATTGCGCCTAAAATAATCTTAGGCTTTGTTAGCTCTTCTAAAACTTCCCACTCCGTAGAGTTCGTGATTTTGTGAATTAATTTTTTCATAATAATTAGTTTGATTTATTCAAAAGTAATAAAATATTATCATATTGCAAAAATATTTACAATTTATTTCTATAAAGCAAAAAAGGGCAACCAATTAAGGCTACCCTCTTTATCATAATTCTCACTATGCTATTTAGCTATATCTACTACTTATGCAGTTTCTAAAGCGGCTTTAGCAGTTGAGAAAGTTCCTTGTACAATCGCATTAGGCAAATAATTAGTAAGTGCCAATCTCTCCATGGCCCGGACAGTTACGAAGTTTTTCTGGAAGTTATCGCTGTCCTCGCGAGAAAATTCTACAGCTAGGTTTTCTCTGATCCAGAGTTGGCTAGCTTGGCGTAGATTTCCTACTAAGAATTTTCCAGCTGTTACAGCAGTATTAACTGTTACAGGGATACCATTGATTGTTGGCTGTAAACCGCTAAAGATTTGATTTCTCAAATACTCATTAGCAGTAGATTTCAACAAGATCATTTTGTGTAAATCAGTTGGATTTAAAAGGATTGTATCCGCCTGGTAGTTAGCTAGTGCTAGTTGGTTTAAAGCAACTGTAAGCACGTCAAACTCATTAGCTGATTCAATAGCTAAAGCAAATCCGCCAGCAGCAAATGCAGTTCCATCAGTGAATAATCCATCTAAGTTTGGCGATGATCCATCTCCATTTAAGATTTCATTATCCTCTACAGAAAGTACTTTTTCTGGTACTCTAGCTGATAGATATGATGTTAATTGCTTAATATCATCTAGCATCTCTCCAGTGATTCTCATGTAAGTACCGATTTTATCGACATTTACAGTA